ATGACGAATGAGGAGCTCGTCGCGCTGCGAAAACGCCTCGGATTGACACAGGCGGAGATGGCGAATCGGATGGGCCTCGGTCATCGGGCCTATCAGACGCTCGAAGCCGGCGAATCGCTGCGCGGGTTGCACGTCGCCGCCGCCGAGAGGGTCGCGCTGACGGTCGCCGTCGAGCGCGGCGACCCTATGCTCGCGCCGGTCGAGGTCAGACGGGAGGCGCTGGCGCTGGCTCGAATGGTGACGGGCTGACCGAAAGGCAAAAACTCCGCCGGCGCGGGGCCAGCGGGGATTGTCGGGTAAGCTGGGTTGCCTGCCAGCATCTATCAGGTCACCCCGCCCAGGTCGCGCACATCGCCGCCATGTAGGCCGACCTCAGACCCGGACGGCTCGGCCGCCTCGAGAAATGCCTCGTCCCGCGCTGCCGCAGTTGCTTGGCGCGCGGCGACGATTCTCGCGCGCAGGACCGGGCCCGGGTCATGGTCGAGCAGGGCGTCGAGCCGGTCTTTGATCCGGGCCAGCTCGGCGGCGAGGGGGTCGGTCATCGCGGCGCCACGCGCGGGCTCTCGAGTAGGGTGAGCCTACGATCGAGACCGTCCATGCGTGCTTCGCCCTTGGCGAGCTGGGCCAGGATCGTCGTCTGCTTTTCGAGCTCCTCGTCGGTTCGATCGAGCCGCCGATGGACAGCCGCGATTTCGTCTTTCGTCGCCTGCAGCCCGGCTCGCATCTGGGCGAGCGCATAGAGGCCACCGCCGGCGATGACGATCGCCTGCATGATATCGCTCAGCCTCACCGTCGCATCGAACTCGACCATCTCCGTTGTCCTTCCACAATCGAGCCGGTACCGGCTCCGCCTCGCCTAATCCTTTGCGCCGAACCGCGCCCTCACATCGGTGTAGAAATCGCGATCGGCGCTCAGCCGTCGATTGGCCTCGGCATGATCGGCCCGTTCCGCGGCGAGCGACGCCTTGGCGCCGTCGCCGGCGCGCAGCGGGCGCATCGGCACCTGCTCGCCGAAGCCCATCGGCGAGACCGGCAATGCGCGCCTACCGGCCGAGCTGTTGCAACCGCCGAGCATCATCGCGAGAGAGAGCGCAGTCGCCGCGCTTCGCCAGAACCGTCTCATAGGTCCTCACCTTCTGTTCGTCGGCGGCGTGCAGCCGCTCGGCGGTTTCGGATCGTCGTTTCGCGCTCTCGGCTACCTCGGCCGCTGCGCGAATATCCTCGCGCAGCGCATTGGCCTCGGCGCGCAGCTCGGCCGTGCGGTCCTGTCGGGCCCGCAGGCTGTAGCCGCCGTCGAAACAGCCGAGGCCGATCGCCGCCGCAAAGCAGGCTTTGGCGATTGGCGCACCGGCGACGGGGACATAAGCGCGCGCAGCGAGCCCGCCCGCGGCGCAAAGCAGAGCCAACGCGGCGAAGCGATGATCGGCAACGAAAGTCAGAACGCCGCCGACCGCAGAGAATATTTCGAACATGGGATACTCCTTGCTCGCGAGCGACAATTATCGCTGGCGGCGAGCGTCTCGCCTCGGCGCACACGCCCGCTCGACGATGCAGAATGCCGCCGTCACGATGACGATCATCATGATCGCCACAGGGGCGAGGATGCGGCCGAATGCGTCGCGGATCACAACAGTTGCCCGAGCAGCGCGCTCACAGCCGAGCACGCTGCGACCGCCGCGGAGATCATGAAGGCGACAACGACGATCGTCGTGGCGACGATGACGATGGCGGCGCCGGTCTTACCGACGAGCGCATGGAGCTCCGGCATGGCCTCACCTCCCCACATTGAGGCCGGAGACCGCATCGTCGACGCGGGCGGCCTTGACGAGCCCGGCGCCGCGCCACGCGCGCCAGACGAAATAAGCGGCGACAGCGGAGAGGCCGACGACGGCGAGCAGGGGCCAATACGTGCGCAGCGCCTCGAGCGTCGAGACGCCGCTCTGGACGGCCGTCGCCGCCTCTTGCGCTTGATCGGCGAGGTCTTTGACCTGGGACAGCGCGGCCGTCGCGCCGCCGATCGACGCGACCGCGCCGACGACGCCCTGTTGCGCCTGGTCGGCGCCGGCGATCGTGCGCGAGCCGGCGGCGCGCAGCTCCTTCGTGGTGATCTCGTCGCGCGGCACGGCGGCGACCTCCGCCCATTTCTTGTAAGCCTTGGCGAGCGCGCCAGCATATTTCTCGACCTGCCCGGGGCCGTTGTAGCCGCGCGCGAAGTCCTTCCAATCCTTGCGGCGCAGCTCGTCGTCGAGACGTCTGTGCTTGATGAACCCGATCATGTGGCCGAGTTGAGCCGCTTCGCTCTCACGCGCGGCGCGGAACATCTCGACCGCGCTCGAATGCCCAGCGGCCTCGAAATTTTCGCCGAGAACCTGCCCCATGCCGATCGACACCGCGCGATAGGCAGACTCTTCATCGATCGCGATGGCGCGGGCGAGGCGATCGTAATTGCCATCGCTGGTCTTCGGATAGGGCTTTGCGCCCCACTTCGGATAGGAAAGACCGGCGTCGATTGCGCGCTCGAGCCGCGAACCGGGGCCGTTGACTTGCCCCTTGGCGCGCATATCCCTCACGAGCTGCCGATGGAACACATGCGGCTCGAACAGAATGATCGGGCGCTTCTTCGCGTCGAACCCCGCGCCTCGGCTTTCGACGGCGAGCACGGCGCGCAGCGCGGCGACCTCGCATTGCAGAGAATCCGCAGCGGCCTCGATATCGGCGACAGTGATGCGGCGGGCAGCGCCGGAGAACTCGGTCATGTTTTACCTCTTTTGAATTTTGAAAATGCGCGTCTCACGCGCGGGGCGGGCAGGTCGGATTATCCGCACGCCTTGCCGAGCGTGCGGTTTTCGGTCTCGCGGTCGATATGAGCGCGGATGACGCCCATCACGTCGGCGCGCGTGAGCGGCCAGCTCGTATGCGCGAGCTGCCAGATGATCAGGCGCGGATCATCCTCGGCTTTCCACCGCGCGATGATCCATTCTCCGACCTCGCACGGCGTCATATGCGCGCTCCCGTCTCAAATCGGCTGGCGATAGGCGAGGATGCGGCGCGGCGAGTAGACGCCATAGCCGACCCTCCCGCCGTGATTGCCTGATAGGATCAGCGGCCCGCGCCGCGTGAAGGCGACGACGACGCCGATATGATGGGTCATCACCGCAACCGCGCCGACGCGCGGCGCGCTCGCAATGCCGATGTGCAGCCCGTCGATCGCGCGATTGGAGCGCGGGGCCTCATAGCCGGCGCGCGCGAGCCACACGCGTAAAGACGCCATGCACCAGGGCGCATGCAGCCCCGTGAAATTGTGCGAGCCGACATAGCGCTGCGCCACGGCGATGAGCGGCGTCGCAGCGCCATCGAGCAACACGGGCGCGGCGCGGGTTCGGCGCCAGCCGACGCTCGGAGGATGTAGGCGCGCCTCTCGCTGTGGAGCAAAGAGCGCCGCGAAGAAATCCCCAAGCGGGTCCGCCACGGCCGGCGGCGAGAGGAGGGCGAGCGCGCACGCCAGCGCGCCCGCAAAAGCGAGGCGTCGATAGATCATCGGTCCTATGGGGTTGTCCGGAGCTATGAAGCGGCGCCGGGGATGCGCTCAGATGCCGCTAGGCCCGAAATGGGCGAGCGGGCCAGCCTTACGGCGCGCTCACGATCGTGATGACGCGATCGGCCCCTTGATTGACGGGAGACGCCGCAGTCCCGGAGCGCAGCTTGATGAACCGAATATCCTTCCACAGCGCGAAATTCGAATTGGCGATGTAGAGCCCCGCCGCGACCGTCCAGGACGCCTCGGCGCCGCCCGTGGCGTCATAGAGCGGATAATAGGTCGCGCCGTCTGCGCTGACCGCGAAGGTGAGCGCCGCCGCCGTCCAGGCCGCCGGCATGATGATGGCGGAAAGGCGCATCGCTTTGAGATCGACAGCGGCGGACAGCGCCGCCCCGTTGAGGATTGTCGCCAGCGCCGTGGCGGGCGGCGTGTTCGCGCTCGTCACCCGCTCGGCCATGTAGCCGTCACTCGTATCGACGAGCAACTTCAATTGCGTATTCAGCACGCCATAGGGTTGGTCGGCCATTGCATTTTCCCCGAGGTTCCGAGCCGCGCCGCTCAGGCGGCGAGCGCGAGCGCGATCAGTCCGAGCGCGAGCGGCGCGCCGATGAGATGGCCGAGAGCGCCGGACCCGCGCTCCGGCCGGCGCTGCGGATCGCCCCAGCGCCAGCCCGGAAGCGGCGCGGGAGGCGTGAGGCTGTCGAGATAGAGGATGACGCCGAGCGCGGCTGCGACGGCGAGACTGAGGCCGCCGAGCGCGGCATAGGGGATTTCGACGCCGAGGATGTCGAGCATCTGGAGCCGCTCCTCTCTGCTTTACGGTGGGAGATACGTATTGACCGATGGGGGCCGCGGCCGGAGAGTCGCGTCGCTCTCTCAGCTTGTCTCAGGCCGGCGGAGAGCGCTGTTTGCGTATCCCGAAGGAGGCCCCAAATGCTGGAGCAGATTCACGAGGTCACCCGCGAAAGCATCGAACCGCATATCGTCGAGTATGCCGCCTGTGCGGTGATCTTCCTCGCGCTGCACGCTTTTTTGCGATACGCCGAGAGCTACGCAGCGTTGGTCCGGACCGAGGAAATGGATCCGGACGATTTGTTGTGACGGTCAGATTCCGTTGAGCACGGGGCGCGCGATCCCTTCCATGATGACATAGCCTGCGTTCGACGGATGGACCGCATCGGCCCAAAGGGTCGGATATAGCGTCCGCGAATTGTCGGGCCCCATCTGCAAATCGGCGGCGAAGTCGATCAAGACCGCGTTCCCGTAGGCGGCCGTGTTCGTGCGCATGTCCGTATTGACGGCGTTGCGGATCACATTGAACGCGGTCAGGCCATCGCCGGGCAGCAATGTGCAAATGACCGGAATCCATCCGAGCGCTCTTTGCGCGACGCAATGAGCTTTCAGCGCTGCGACGAAAGTGGGAGCGTCAGGATAGGCCGGATCGACGTTCGTTCCGATCGGGATCACATAGATGAATTTCCGACCGGCTCTATTCGTCGGAATGCCTTTATTGATCTGAACCGAGCGCGTGACCGCATGGTTGAATTGCGATCCGAAGAATGACCAGACCGAGCCCCACACCGCCGGATTGTCGTGTGATGCATAGAGGAAAGGCCATGTCGTCGCGCCGTTGCCGCCGCTGATCGAATCTCCATTGACCACCATGACGCGGTCAACCGTCTGGTCGAGCATCTGGCCATTCACCAGGGCGTGATACTTTTGCACCCAAAACGATTTCTCGATTTCAGCCTGCGAAAGCGCACGATCCCAAAACGCGAGGGCTCCGGAATAGCTCCAATTTCCGGTGCTCATTCCAGAGTTTAGCGCGGTGCAATTAAAGCCGAAATCACGAAGAGAGGGCGTCGTGAATGCCCATTCGTCGTGAAACAACATGAAGTCGTCCACCCAAATCTCGCGCGTCGTCCCGTCATATTTGACCGTGAGGAGATGATAGCCGCGGCCGACCATATCGACGAAATTATCGTATTGGTAAATTCCTGAGTATGGATTTGCCGCGTATGCTCTGTCGATCGCAACCGTTCCGTCGACCCAGCGAGGCAATCCCGCATTGATTTGATCGACCGTGAAAGCAGCGTAGCTCTGCGCCTTCGTCAGGATCGGGTTTGACCCATTGATGATGGCCCCGGGAAGCTTGATGAGCGCTTGAATGGTCCAGGTCGCTGGCGTGATCGCGGTGGGACGCTGAATGATTCCATATTTTCCCGCGAGAGCCAGCTCGCCGGCCGCATAGGCCGTGACGCTGTTGAGCGTGCTGAGGATGAGGTGGTCGCACGGCCGCGACGGCCCGAGATCGGCGGCGCCACGGAACAAGTCGAACGATAGCGCGCCGATCTTCGCAGGCGTCGAGCCATCTATCGCGCATATTCCGAGAGCAAGAGATGTCGAAGAGGCAATCGTGAAAGTATAGGCAGGCCGCGTCCCGATCGTATTGAGCCACGTATTCGACACCGTGAAAGGTGATGATTTGGTGACGGCGCCATCCTTCGTGAGGCAGAATTGTTGATCGGTCGCATCGTTGCGAATGCAGCTCAAGGCGAGCGTATAAGTGCCCGCCGGAAGCGTAATCGCCGGGTTGCGCTCGATGAATCCTCCAGCCGAGATATTGAGATAAGAGGCTTCCGTTCCGCCATAAGGATCGGTCAGCGCATCATCCGTCGCCGTCGCCAGATATTTGTAGAAGAGCGCGGACGAGAACATGCGGCTAGCCGGCGTCAGGATTCCGGCAGGCGGGGGCGTACGATTGAGGATATTCGGAATATGCGCCACGGGCTCGCTCTGGATGCGATCGAACGGCCACATTCCGATCGCGCCGGGCGGCATGGAGTCGAGAAGCTGCTTGTCGGCCGCGGTAGCTCCCGCCGTGGCGACGAGTGAAGTGACGCTCGCCGAGAGCGCAGTGACGGATGACGAAAGAGCATCGACGGAAGCGCTCAAAATATTGATCTTGACGTTCAGCGCGGTGACGTCGATATCGCCCTTCCACACCCATCCGCCCGATCCATTCGACGCATAGGCGCCGTTGCGATCCGCCTGACCGGCGGTGTCCGGCGTCGTCAACTCGTTCGCGCCCGTGCTCGGATAGGTGTATGTCGTCGGGTTCGTGACCGTCACCGTCACCTGATTTGCGTCATATCCCGCGATCGAAAGACCGCGCACATTGATCTTTTGCCCTGTGGTGAGGCTATGCGCCGCCTGCATGACGATCGTGGCGACATTCGATGCCCTGGCGCGGCTCGCCGTCTTACCGATGACGTCGGACACGACATGCGCTTCGAGATTGGCCGGCGCGCCGGTCACCCCGTTCATTTCGGCGACGGTCGCGAAGAGGAACGCCGCCGTGTCGATAACGGTCCATTTCGACGCCGTCGCGTCCCAAAAATAGTCGGCCTTCTCGTCGATCAAGAATGCGCGATATCCGCTCGACGGCGCGACGAAGCTCCATCCGTCTGCCGTTTTCTCCGCGACATTATTGTCCTTTCCGGCAAATGCGCCGGTCCCGGTCGGCTTGACGATATAGCGATCACCGATCGCCTCGCCGCCGGGAGGCGCGGATAGCGTCTTGGTGATGACGGCGACGACGGCCGAGTTGAACTGGATGAGCGTCCGGAGCTGCGCGGCGGCTGCCGCCGCGCTCACCCGAACAGTCTCCGAGCCCGCGCCGGAGTCCTTATTGCCGATAAAGTCGTCCAGCGTCGTTTTTTCTTGGAGATCAGGTGTGCGAATGCCAGCCATATGTCGCCCTCCAGGCGGTCCAGACTTCAGAGCATTGGTGATTTTTAGGCGGTGGTAAGCGTTAAGCCGTCGTCACATGGACGATGATCGGCGTGCCGCTTTCCTGCCCGCTCGAATTGATGGCGACGGCGCCGAATGAATATTCGGTCGCGGTGACAATCGCCGGTGTCGCGGAATCATAGGGGCTCGACGTGATGACGCCCGAAAACTGCGAGGTCAGATCGGCCCAAGCGGTATAGTGGCCGGTGCGATATTTGATCCGCACGCCGGTACCGACCGGCTGCGCGTCCAGCGCGAATGTATATTCCCATGTCGTCGTATTGAGCTGCGCCACTGCGAAGCTCGTCACATGCATCGGCGTCGGATCGGTCCCGGCGACCGTATGCGTCGTCGTCGCGGAATAGGCCGACGTTCCGCCGGGGCCGATCGCGCGGGCGCGCAGCTCGACAATATCCTGCCCGACGTAGCTGTCGATGATCGTCGACGTCGAGCCCGCGCCGAGCGAGAGCGTCGTCCAGGAGCCCGCGCCCTGCAAACGATGGTCGAGCTCGAAATGATCGACCGTGCCGCCGCCGGCGCCGAAGGCGAGTTGCACGAACAGCAATGACGTCCCGCTCTGCGGAGAGATCGCCGTCGACCACACCGTCGCGATCGTCGGGACAGAGGGCGCGACCGTATCCGCGGGCGCGGTCTCGATATCCTCGCCGACCGCGCCATTCCAACCGGGGACCTCGATGCTGTCGGCGGTCTCGAATATCTGCGGGGCGTAATCGACGAAGGTCAGATTGCGCTCCATCCCGTCGCCGCGCGTGATCTCCTTCACAACCGCATCGATCGCGACCAGGGACGCCGGCCCGAAGATCGCGAGATCGCCCGGCTCGGGCAGAGCGCCGTCATCGTCGAGCAGCAAGGTCATCGACTGGCCCGCGACAGTGACCACCGCGCGCTCCAGCCCCACATCCGGCTCATCCTCGGTCGCCGGCGGGCGGCGGAAGATCACGATATAGATCACGCCGTCTTCCATCTCGACGAAATCGTCCAGCGTCACGACGCTGCCGATCGCGGTCATGACGCGCGCCTGTTTCTGCGCCGCATTGAAGATGTAATGCGAGAGCTGGACGCGATCGAGCCGCTCGGCCGTCAGCACCTCATAGCTCTGCGAGGCGGCATATTCGACACGGCGATATTCGATTTCGAGAAGTCGCTTCGTGCCTTCGATATAGATCGCTGTCGGATCGGTGTAGCCCGGCAGCGACAGCTCCTCGATCTCGATTGGATCGCCGACGAGGCCGGGGCGCGGGACCAGCCGCTCCGCATCCTCGTAATTATTGGTGCGGTCCTTGAACGTGATCCGAAACGCGTCAGGCGGGCGGACGAAGGTTTGCTTGGACGAAAAATTGCGCGAATTGCGCGGGCCGATCCAGGCCGTGACCGGCTTGCCGATCTCATCGATCGCGACCGAGAATTTCCCGGCGCGGCGGATCGGCTTGGCGCGCCCGGCCGCGGCGATATCGGCCAGCACCTCGCTCAGAGGCGAGATGAAATCATGATAGCGATCATAGGTGAGCCCGAGAGCGACGCATCTGCCATGCCAATATTGCAGCCGCTCGAGATCGATCTTCGCATCCGCGACGCGCCGCACGAAGGCGTTGTGCTGGAGCACGTAGCGAAACAGCGAGGCGGGATTGCGCGTCTCGCGCGTAATCCATGTCTGCGTCGCCTGATCCCAATCCGGGCAGACGCAGTAGCCGACGATGCTGAAATCTTCGATCGAGCCGTTGAGCTGTTCGGTCGCCCGCGCGTCGATCGCCGCCTGCGCCAGCGGATACGGAAAATGGACGGGAACCTCGGGCCGAAAGCTGCGGATCGCGGTCCATTGCGAGATCGAGATGATTTTCCATGTATAGGGCGACTGATCGACGCGATCCCAATCGAGGTCGTTTCGTCGCAGCCGAATTTCATAGCGGCCTCGCGTCGGCGGCGTCCAGTCATAGGTTCCGACCAGTGTGCGCTGCTGCATCCCCGAGACCGTCCATGTCCCGAGCGCGGTCCATGTGCCGCTGCTTTCGAGGCGGGCCTCGAGCCCGAAGGTCACGCCCCATGCGCCTTGGGACGATACGGTCGTTTCGCCGACTTGCTGCTCGGAATAGGCGATGAGGCCGCCCGGAAAGGTCACATCGAGTTGGACCTTGCTCGCCGCCGCCGCCGAATATCGGGAATCCGCCCCGAAATTGTCGGCGTGGCCCTGTGTCAGTTCGACGGAAACATTTTCCTCGAGGACCTGCGTCGGATAGATCGTGATCGGAGCGTCGGCCGGATAGCCTTCCCGCAGCTCTAGCGTGATCTCCTTATATTTTTCGAGCGGGGTGGAGCCGATGCGCGGCTCCGAGAGCGTGAGTGGCGCGTAGCCGGCCACATAACGCGAAATCCCATGGTTTTCGCCGTTGACCACCTTGCGATAGGGCAGGGCGATATGCGGCAGCGCGACCCGGATTTGCCCGAGCAGCATCGGAAAGGGCGATTTGTCCGACGGGACCGGATTGCCCCATCCCGAGATCGCATAGGTCGGGCTGTTCGCGGCGCCCGAGTTCGACTGTGTCGGGCGCGTCGGGACGAGCGCGTTAACCAGAAAGCTCGCGCCGGTTGTCAGCGCCAGCGTCGCGCCGGCTTGCAGCGCCCGCAGGCCGAGGCTTCCCGCGGCGAGGCCGGTGAGCTCCGGAGTGAGGTAGAATTGCCCGGCGGCCGTCGCCGCGATCGTCGCCGACAGCAACAGCACCGATCGAAGCAGCGACGGCTTGCCGGGAATGACGCGGATCGTCACCGCTCCCGGCGCCGGCTGGAAGCTCTCCCATTCCTCGATCGGGACGAGGTGGCCGGCGGCAATGACGCGGATCGAGCCCCGTTCGGCGACGAGCAGCTCCGCCGGGATCATCTCCGCGATCATCTGCCCGACCGTGACGCCCTGCGGATAGACGCGCGTCTCGCGACGCTCGTAATCGACCCAGGGCATGGCGATGGCTATGACGCCGGACGGCGCCGGCTCGCCTATGCGCGCGATCGGGTGCGAAGCAGCCTCCATAGCGTCAATCTCGCCGCAGCGCTGCATGGCGCTGGAAACCGATGAGACGGTGTTTCCAGTGACCCTCGCGATAGGAGGTCAGGGCCGAGCGTCCGCCGAGCATCTGGTGCAGGACGGTTCCGGGCGCGGTCACGATTCCCACATGGCTGGCGAGCCGCGAGGCGCCGCGAAACAGCGCGACGTCATAGACGCCCTCGCATCCCGGCTCGATGGGGGCCCATGGCCCGACGTCGCGCGCGCCGGCGATGAGCGCGGCGATCTCCGCGGTCTCCTCCGCCGTCGCATAGTTCTCGGCATAGGAGGGCAGGGCCAGCCCGAGGCATTCGCGATAGACCAGGCGTACGAGCCCCCAGCAATCGGCGGAGGCGATCGTCGAGCCCTGCGGCGCGTAGGGGATGCCGATATAGGCGTCGGTCCAATGCGAGGCGATCATTTGTAGAGCCCCGGCGCGTAGCGACGGCTGATCCGATGCGCCGGGATCGGCTCGTCATAGTCGATCGCCTGCAATTCGAGGGTCAGCGCGCCGCCCTCCCATGTCGCCGAAGCCACCTCGATCTCATCGGTAAACGCGTCTTCGACGAGGTCGGGCGTCGAGGCGAGCACGATCTCGAAATCGATCGTCGGATAGGCGATCAGTAGGAGCGCGCTGCGCGCGAGGTCTCCGTTGATATCGGCGAGCACGATCTGCCCGCTCGGCGCGCCAGTCTCCGGGTCATCCGGCAGCGCATAGCTCTTGACGAGGTGGAGATAGTCGACGCCACGGCTGCGCACGCCCATCACGAAGGGATCGATCGACAGCGTCGTCAGCCCATGGCTCGACAGATGGATCGGCTCGGCGAGATCGGGGTGCGTAATCGTCGCCAGTAGCACGGCGGCCTCGTCGGTCGCCTCCGCCTGCAAGGCCTCGCGCATCGGGAATGTGAGATAGCGCATGTCGACTTATCCCAGCGGCAAGATTTCGAGCTGCATGGAGATTTGAAAGCGGACCCCGTGCGGCTCGATGCGAGGCGCCTGATCGGGCGCGAAGCGGGCCAGCCATTTGGCGACGACCAGCAAAGGCGCGTCGTCTATGAGGATCGGCTCGCCGGACGCGTCGAGGATCATCTTCCCATCGAGCAGCTGATCGGAGACGACGAAGGGCCGCGTTCCTTTTTTGGTCTCCACTTTCCAGAACCGCTTGAAGCGCGGGACGCGTTCTTGCGGGACATAAATGCTCGCGGCAACCTGCTCGAAGCCCGGAGACTCCAGTCGCAGGAAATCGAAGCCGGAGTCCGTTTCGATCTTCTTGCGGCCATCGTCGAGCGTCTCGGCATAGCCGTCGCGCAGGACAAAGGGCGGCAAGTCGGACGGCCATATCAGGACAGCCATTCTCCGTTACCGCGCCTTCATCGGCCGGCGGACGCCGAAGCCTTCGAGCGCGCCATTTGCGGCGGCTTTTTTGAGCATTTTGTCGAAGGTCACCTCGAGCGAGACGCCGCCATCCGAGCGGCGCTTCTCTTTGACGTCGACGCTGGCGCCGCTCGGCGCATTGACGAAAGACACCTGCGTCGGCGGATGCGAGCCGAGCGCCGACTGGCTGGACCCTGCGCCGCCGGCGGACGAGGCGAAGCGGGCCATGTTGCGGGCGTAATCGACCGAGGCGGCGTTCGTCATGACCTTGGAGCCGCGCGGAAGATTGCGCAGCTCGGGGCCATTCTCGCCGACCCACGACCAGCCGCCGGGCCAGTTGTCGGTTCCGCCGGCATTGTGGCCGGGGTTGAAGAGACTGCCAAGCCAGCTGACGGCGCTGCCGATCAGTCCACCGCCGCCAGCTCCGGCCCCCGCGCCCATTCCGCCGTTGACGGTGACGACGCCCGCCTGGACATTCATGTTCGCCGTCGTCTGATTGCCGCCGAGGCCGAGCGACTTGAAAAGGCCGCCGAGCAGCCCGCCCTCGCTCGTCCCGGTCTGCCCGAGCAGGCCCTCACTGAGCCGCGACACCTGCATGTCGATCATGCGATCCATGGCCGATGACATCGATTTTTCGAGAGCGGCGCCGACATCCTGGCCATGCGCGAGCGCTTTCAATCCGCCGCCCAGGGAATCGGTGAAAGTTCCGCGAATGGCGTCCCGATCTTCGATCGAGCGCTTCTGCGCCCGATCGGCGTCGCGCACCTTCTGCTGATAATCGGCCCAGGCTGCCGCATTCGCCTCGATCCATTTTTGCTGTTCCGGCAGAATGTTTCCGGTCTGCCGGATCGCGTCGTTCATGAGTTCCTGGCGTTTCGTCGATTCGTCGATCGCGCGCTGATCCATGCCGAGCGTATCGATACGCACGCGCAGCGCATCATTTCCAGCAATGATCGATTTTGCGAAATCCTCTTGCGGCTTGATGCGCGCTTCATATTGCGCCGCCTCTCGCTGATCGCCGAATGCGCCGCTGGCGCGCGTCGATAGATTATCGTTCGCCGTTCCCGAACGATTGATTCCCTGCCATTCACCGATGCCGACGCGCTGCGCGCCATGCCAGGGCCCCCAACCGCGCTGCGCGGCGATCTTCAGCGCATAATCGATCGTGGCGCGCTCGTTCGCCGGATCGCTCGGGTCCAGGCCGGTCGCCCGGCGAAACTCATCTCCGACGCCGCCGCCGATGTGGAGCTGCATCGCGCCGAACGATGTATTGTTGTCGCCGTAGAAATTCCCCAACCCTTCCGATCGCGCGACGCGCAGCGCCGTGTCCGGATCTATCCCATAGGCTCCGGCGCGCTCGCGGATATAGCCGGACATCCCGCGCGGATCGGCGGCGCTCAGGTTGCCGCGTGGCGTGAAATTCACGACATTCGAACCATTGGCCGAGCCGGCTGCTCCACTGACCTTTGCCGCGAGACTATCGAATGCGCTGGTCAGGTTGCGCGCCGACATAGCCGTGGTGTCGAATTCTCGCGTCATCGGGGCCGCGGCCGCGTTCGGCAGGTTCTCGCGGTTGAAATCGCGTTGCTGGATGTCGATTTCCTTCAGACGCCGCTCGAGCGGGTTCGACGAGTAGGCGAGCGAAAGATTGTCGCGTGATGACCGTGCCAGATCCTCGACCTTTTTCGTCGACTCCGCGATCATGCGCGCGCGCTCGGCTTCCGCCGCGACCGCGGCCCGCGAGGCGTCGCCGGTCTCCCGCAACACATTGATGCGCGCGCGCTCCATTGCGACTGCCTCGCGCTGCGCATAGGTCTGCGCCGTGATCTCGCGGACCTGGAGCGCTGAGTCCTCGCGCATACGATCCGTCGCGCTGCGCCATGTTGCGATCTGATTTTCGAGATTGGCGAGGGTGTGGCGCGCTTCATCGGCCCGATTGCCGAGCTTGGCGAGACCATCATCCGAGCCGAGCAGCTTTTGCAGCGCATCGCGGGATTCCCGCAGGCCGCGCAGCTGACCGATATCCGGAGACGCCGCATCGATGATGGAGCCGGCGCGATCAGAGAGCCGATTCAGTTCGAGGTCGCGGCGCTCCCGCGCCGGCCGCGCGCGATCTTCCTGGAGCTGCTGCTCCAATTGGCGGACGCGCTGTTCCGCCGCCGCCTCGCCGGGATAGGAAGAGGCGTCCCCGCGCCGTTGGGCGCGCAGATTGAAATATTCACCGCGGGCGGCCGCGAGCTGTTGCTCGATGGACGGTCCATGGATCGCTGCATTGATCTTCCCGCCGAGGCCGAACATGGGCGTCGTCGCCCATCTGACGACGCCTTCCCAAGCCTTCGACAACTCCGATGCCGTATCTTTGGCCTTTCTCGTTTCGTCGTCGAGCATGCGCGTCTTCAGCGCCGTCGCTTCGGCGTAGCGGCCGCTCGCCTCGAGAGATCGGACCATTTCCTTGGCGCCGAATGAAATCGGGCCGAAGCGCTTCTCCATCGCGCCGAGGCCTTCGCCGCCGACGATCTGAGTGATTTCGTCCTGCGCACCCTGCAGGTCAGTTCCGAACGCATGTGCGAAGCGCTGTGCGCTCGACAAAAGTGTCGGGATATTCTCAGCTCCGATCCCGGCGCCAGCGAATTGCGCCGCAGCGCCGGCGGCCTGTCCGTATGAGAGGCCGCCGCCGCGCGCCGACGCCATTGCCGCAGCGCTCAGATCGGCCGCAGTCGCGCCGGAGAGCCGCCCGACACCGTTCAGGGACCGTTCCAGCGCGGTTTGCTGTTGGGCGAACTGATAGGCAGCGAGCGCAGCTGCTCCGAGCCCGACGGTCAGCAGCGTAATGGGGCTCGTCGCGATGCGCAGCGCCGTCGCACCAAAATCGCGCAGCGCAGCCCCGGCGCCGCTGCTGCTCGACGAGAACACATCGGCGATCTGCGAGCCCTGCTCGGCAAGAATCAGGAGAGGAGATTGCCCGCCGGCGAGCTGGACGCCGACGTCCTGGAATTGCCGGCTCAGATTGATCCATTCATAACGGGCGAGGCCGACGGCCTTGGCGTTGTCGTTGGCGCCGTCCGTCGAAGGCTTCAGCGGATTGCCGCGGCCGCCGCCGGTCGCTGCGCCGATCGCGTCCCCAAGCGCGCCGCCGGCGCCGGCGGCATAGCGCCCGAGCTCATCGCGCTGCTTCCCGATCGCGGCGCCCACGTGGGCCGTAGCCGCCTCCGTCGCCCTTGCCGCGCCGGTGATGTCGATGCCGACCTGGCCCGCAGCATCGCTGAGCGCAGAGACCGCCGCCGTCGACTCGCGCGCGCCCTTCGAAAGAGCCGATCCGAGCTTGGCGCCGGCCTTTTCAGTCTCGGCCGCTGCGGAGGATGCTTTCTTGCCGGCGTCGTCGAGCGCATCGCCGAGCTTCTCGGTGTCCTTCTCCGCTTTCTTCGCACCGTCGCTGATTTTCGATGTCGCGTCGGCCGCCTGCTTTCCCGCCGTGGCGACAGCCGCGCCCATTTGGCCCGCCGACTGCTCCACCTTCTTGGCGGACGCCGCCAACTTGTCGAGCGCGAGCGTTCCTTGCTCGGCCTGCGACGAGTCGATAGCGAGCCCGAGATGGGCGAGGTCGGTCATCCGTCATCACCTTCCTGTTTGGCGCCGCGTGCGATCTGCGCGGCGCGCTCTTCGGAAAACGCCTCGACAAACGCAGCGTCGATCTTTCGAAGGATCATGAGTTCGTCGCGGGTTACGACGAATCCCGTTAGCGCCGCCCATGCCGCCCATTCGACAGGAGTCAATCGCTGCGGGGAACCCTGCTCGCATCGCCGTGTATCGGACGCATCCCAAAACCATTCGAGGATATGCGCCCCACGCTGCGGAGCCGATATTTCGGGATTTGCCTCGGCCATGTCGAAGCGTTCATTGCGCTTCCGGCGCGTTTCCCCATTGCCGTCGGGCGTCTCATAGCGGACGACGAGAGCGACGAAGCCGACGAGTTCCTTCGTCAGCCCGCGGTAAAATTTCCGATCTTGCCCTTCGCCTTCGCGACCTGATCGTAAATCCAGCTCTCGGAAAGCAAGATTTCCGCGACCTTTTCCGGCGAGAATTCCGGCACACTGCCATGGAACGTGTGGCCGCCCCAATCCCAGCTGGCAACATGCGCCGCCAAGATCGCCGCATTGCGCTTTTCCAACGTGGCCACCTTCAGCGGCGTGGCGGTAATGACCGCCTGTTCGGTCTCATCGTCGAGCAGTTTCCGGACGGCTGCCTTCACCGACTCGGAGTGCGGCGACTTGATCCGCCATGTCACTCCCGTCAGCTCTCCGGACAGCGGATGACGTAGCTCGAGCGGATATGTCGTTTCATGGTTGAAGATCGTTCCGAGATCCATGTATTTTCCTTTCGAGGAATCGCCTTAGGACGACGCCGGCATCAGAGCGTCGGCAGAACTTGAATATTCAGCTGGTTCATCCCGAGCGAAAACGTCTCGAGAATGAAGTCTTCGACGCCGGAGCCAGGACGCTCCGGTCCAGTGACAATCCCCTTGTTGTAAATGATCGTGTTCGAATAGCCGGCGCTCGGGGCGTCCGCGTATTCGAGCTTGAACGCATATTCCTGTTTGTTTTGCGGGACGGCCGCCGCGCGCAGCGCGACCTGACCGGCATCGTCATAGATGTAAGCGAGCTCCAGGCTCCAATCGCCGCCGTTCGTAATGCCCTTGTCCTTCTGCGACACGTCGGTATCGAGCGTGTCGTATTTGACGACGTTCGTCGTCGTCGAGACGCCGCCGACCTTTCCGACCTTGTGGATTTGCACCCAGGTCAGCGCGACGAAGGCGGATTGGTCGAGCGTTCCGCTCTGAGGGGTGGCGCAGATATAGAGCTTCGCGCCCTTCATGGTTTCGGGCTTCGACATATCGCTTTCCTTTTCGTTGCAGAGTTAGACGAATGCCCGCCACGCGACCGTCACGGGCGTTCGGGTCCACTTTTCCTCTTGGATCGGTCCGCCGATTCTCGGGCGCGCGTCGATCTTCAGAGCGAAGCTTTGATCGTCGGGCCGGAGCGTTGTTCCGGCGTCGAAGTGATCCGCGATGGCGGCGGCGATGCGCGCCGCGCTGATAGCGCCAGAGCCGCGCGGCGTCACGACAGCGACCTGCAACAGGCCGTGGTAGAGCGTGCCATCATCAAATGCGAGGAACGGGTCCGTGCTGCGGTTCGGGAGATAGTCGACCGCGAGAAACGCCTCCCCGATCGTCGGCGCGAAAGGCACGTCCGGCCATGCGATCGGCAGCGTAGGCGCGAGCGAAAGCGCGGATAAGTGGCTGAAAAGCAATGCAGGGATGGCGGCTTCCGGCGCGTCGGTCATTCTGCTACCCTACGTCCATGCAGCATGACGATGACTTGCCCCCGATGAGCGACGGCGAAATCCACGCGATCTTCGTCCGACTGCTCGAGAAGATCGGCGACCGGCGAGGAAAGACGGAACTCGGTGAGAAGACGTTGCGCGCCGTCGAGCTATTCGTCGGCGGCTGCATGTTGGTAATGTTCAAGGAGATTGATCGCGGCGCTCATTCGACAGAACCGCCGCCTTCGCGCGAGCCGTAGCTTCGGCGACGATCCACGGCCAGTTCTGCGCGGCGAGGCGGACCATGCCGACGCCGGACTGATTGTAGTTTCGGCCAAGCGAATCCTGCCCGACGAAGCCATATTCGAGGCGGAGCGCATAAGCGGCGACGAAACCGAGATAGATCGTCTCTCCGAGCGGGACGTTCGAAATGACGAGATTTATCGGTCCGGAGTCGACCGCGTATTTCGCGCCTTCAGCCGGCTTCGCATCGGCGCGGATCACTGGCATCTGCGAGCCGCTGGCCTGGAAGCTGTGCCGAAGAAAGCCCGTGTCGACGGGCGATTTCGCGACAACTTCCTCGGCGAGGTCTTCGGCAGCTATATGAAAGACCGCCTCAATGCGCTCCTTGGTCTCGCGGACCCATGCTTCCACTTCGGCGGCGAATGTCTTCTCGGCCATCAGCGCAGCCCCCGCGTATAGTTGATCTTCACCTCTTCGCGGCAGCGGCATTGCGGCTCGTCGTACGGCGCGTGCATCTGTGAAGCCATGCCGGCAGGAACCTGATAAGGCTGGCGCCAGGGGACGCCTTTGCGGTTCATCTGCTCGACTTCGCGGTGCGTTTCCCGGACACGCTCGTCATGAGCCGAAATCGGGAATTTGAGCAGGTCCTGTTCCTTGACCTGTCCCTTGTCGATCGCCTGCTCATAGGCTTCGGACTTCGCCGCCCCGAGCGCGCGGATGGTCTCGGTTCGCGAGATCGTGTCGGCGCGATATTTCAGAGAGCGATTCCGGTACGCGGTGAGCATCTTCGCTCGGGTCTCGGCCGGGATCGGCTTTCCGTCTTTGATCGCGCGCAGCACGGCGGCGTCGAAGCGCTTGTCGCGGAGCCCGCGCCCGAGCGCCTTGCGCAGCTCGGCGGGATCGGTTGAGGCCAGCTCGGCGGCGTAGCGGCGCTGCCAGGCGTCTTGCCCGCTGGTGAGCCCGATGACACCGCCGCTGCGCTTGCCTGTTCGCGCATCGATCCTGCCGACGACATCGAGCGCGGTCTCGCGCGGGTTGCGGCCCGACTCGAGACCGGCGCGCATGTTCTCCCGGATCATGTTCCGCTGATCGTCGACAATCTCGGTGACGAGTCCCGACGACTTGTCCCGCGCCCATACCTCGGCGCGCGGCGAGCGGATGTCGAAGAGCACCTTGATGAGCGCGCCGTCGCTCCCGCGCGCTGCTGGAATCGTCTCCGTAACCGCTGCGCCGCCGGCGCCATAGGCGTCGACAATCGCATTGCGGAGCCCTGAGAAATCGTTCGGATCGAGACCGATGGCCCGGATCGCCCCTTCGATATCGTCGGCGCGCAGCCTGTCCTCGAGCGCTTTGATCGACACTTTATCGGCGATGCGCGCGATGGCGTCGAGAAACGCCTGGCGGACGCGCGGCTCGAATTTCTCGAGCAGCGCCTCGATCAAATCGCGGTTTGTCGCCATTGGATCGCGGTGGCTCGCCTATTAGCTGCTTCTACCGAGCAAAACGATTTGATATTTCGCTTGCGCGCCGGCGGAATTGGCGATGCGCAGAATGTCGCCAGTATTGGCGGTCACCGTCGCGAGGCCGGCAATGGCCGGCGAAACTATCTTGAAGATGCCGCCCGGCCCGATCGGCCAAAGCGCGCTCGAGAACCCAGGAATCGTGTTCGTGCCGCCGCCGGGCGTGAGATTCGTCGTGTTCGGTGTTCCATCGCGTTGCTTGTTGATGATGAGCAGGGCGACCAGCTTCGCCATCGTGACCGGATTCCCGAATACGTCGGTCAGCACGCCGGAGAGGTCGATATCGTCATTGGTCGCGCTCGCGACCGTGCGCTCAGCGGCATAGCCGACGTCCACTTGGCCCGTGCTATTGCCGGCGGTCAGATTGATGATCTGCTCGAACGAGCCGCTCCATACAGGCGCGGCGCCGAGCACCGCCGGCACCCATTGAGACATGGATAGAGACGTGCGAAATTGTGCGTTCATCGTCATGATAGACACCCATTCTGGAGCGACCAAGAAGTCGTCGGTTGACGCGAGGAGAGTATTTTGGGCGTTGTCTAGGAGATATTTGTTGATTATCGGCACTCGACAATCCCCTACTTCTTCGCCAATCGCGCCCACTTCGGGCCGCGTGACTGCACATAGGCGGCGCCGAGCTGCAGAATGATGTCCTGCAGGGCGTAAGCTTCGAATTCCGGCGATGGGGTTTCCTCGCCCATTTCCTTGCGGATTTCTTGCCAGACATGGGCAGCTTCGTGCGCGATCATCGCCATGATCGCCACAGCGGACATTGCATCATGTCGCTCGGCGATGCAGACAATGACCGCGACATCTCTGGATTTCTTATTACGACAGGTGGTCGCACTCGCATCGAGAATCGGATAGGGCTCGCCTCTGCCGCCGAGGCGCGTCATCTCGCGTTTCCATGCCGATTCTGACGGGCAGAAACCGTAGTGGACGGGGAAGAAACCGCGATCGCACCAGATCACGCGATCGGCGTCGTCGCGCTTCTTCATCGGCGCGCCTGGACCTCATAGAACACGACGACGCCAGCCGGCGACAGCGGCTTCACGTCCACGATTTCATGCGTGACGCCGCCGATGACGAGCGCGTCGGACTCCGAGGGCTCGATCGTCATGTCTTCGGTCGAGAGGTAGACGAGCTTGTCGCTCGCCTTAATGCGGGTCCCATCGATCTGCTTATCCTCGTACGACAGAACGACAATTCGGCAGGCGTGATCGGCGGTGCTCACAATTGGATCGAACTCCGGACCCGAGCTTGTCGATCGGCGCAGTTGCGCCCTCTGTCCGTAGCGCTTGATGAGCCGCTCGGCCGTGGCGCGTGGGCGCGAATAGTCGAAGGCGCTCATACGCGATACGAGGTTCCGACGATCGGCGAACCGCCGCCCCGGCAGACAAACGGCGCGATGAGATCGCGGACCATTGCCGATACGGCGCGATGCTCCTCGGCCCCGGCTAGCGGGTTTGCGTATTCGGTCTCGATCTGCCCGATAACCTCGCGCTTGATCGCTTCCGACGGGACGATCACCGGAGCGAGCGCATTCGGCGTCTCGAGTTCGATGAGCGCGAGCTCCGCGCATGCGCTCACGATCTCGATCGGGATTTCGTCGCTCCTGATCCCATAGCCCTCGAGATCGGTGCAACTGGCACGGGGCCACGCGAGCGCCTGAGCGCGCCCATGGGTCCGGAGGCCCGCCCATGTCACCGAGCGCGACAAATACGCTGTAGCGCGCCGGATCGCGGCCTCTTTGTCGGCATCCGCGCCGGTCCAGGCGGCATTCCCACGCGCCGCGTGATAGGCATCGCAATTGGCGACCGAGGCGAGAGCATCGGCGCCGGGCAGACCGGAGCCGGTTTCAACGGTCAGCATTGGTCAATCCGCCCAGTTGCTCGAGATGACGCCGCAGCGCCGGCACTGCGCGCCCTTCGGCGTCAGCCAGAACAGGAACTCGCCGCATCGGCAGCGCCAATGCATTTCGGGTTCTATGGCGTGCTTCGGAGCGCCCCAATCGCGCCCGCATTTCGGACATTCCATATGTGTCGTGCCCACCGGAGCGACGCCCACCCATTCATGCTCGCAAGCGCCGCAAACGAACGTCCCGGCCAGATGCGGGCCGTCGATTTCCTCGCACTTCTCCGGTCGAAGATCTATGACGTTGCCCATGGCACTCAGTGTTGCCTCCTACAGGCTAAGGCCGGCCGCCCTGCCGAGCCATTTGTTTACCGGCGAGCGGTTTGCGCCGAACGAACCTGCTTTGAAAATCCCGCCGAAGAATTTCATGCCGGTTGCCTGGACGGGGTTGAAGCCGCCGAGGTGAGCTGGTGATTGACCATTTGTCGCGGAATAGGAGCCATCCGCGACGTCGTTCCGATAGAACGCGCCGCTCGCGGCTCCGTCCATCATGAGCACGCATCGATCGGCGACAGAGAGCGCGGACCCAGCAGGCGCGTCGACCACGCCGGTATGGGTCCCCCATTTCCCGCCTGATCCCGCCCCCGTCTTGGCCAGCATCATCATCGCGCCAGTTGCAAAGAGGCCGGTATAGCTGGACTTGAGCGACGCGATTTCGACCGCTGCGGCGAATGCGCCGGCCACGGCGATCGAATGAAGAAGCTGGTCGTCGACGCCATCGTAGGCGAGCCAGAAGAGGCCCCCGGCGGTGTGGAAGGTCGGCCGCGAGGCCGCTGTGGTTTGGTAGAGATAGTTGCCAGAGCCGGAGAGATCATCGACGCGGCCGACCGGATCGCTATCGGCCGTCACCGGGATCGTCCCGGCTGCATCCTGCCATAAGGACGAGAGGACGCGGATATCCCACACGGCTATCGGCGTAGCCGTTAGCGGGTCGAACGCCGCATTCCCTTTCTTAGATAGGTTTGCGGAGGAAATATTCATCCCGATCCCGAGCATCTTCGGCTGTCTTACGAGATCGACTTCGCGTTGATTTTGTCGCCGACCTTGCCGACGATCGGAAGCCAACCGCCCGCGGCAATGACGACGCCTGCCGTGGTGGCAGCGCTCGCGGCCGTCGCAGCAGCATCCGGCGTTGTCCCGAAGGCGATAGCGACAGCAGTCGACTCGCCATTGACCACGATCGCGACCTCACCATTTGCGAAAGTGGCCGTGGTGGAAGCCGGGATAGTCAGCGATTCGCGAGCCCTGACCTGACCAATGCCCGGCGCATGGATAGAACCCATTCCGCGGGGCTCTGCGAAGCTGATGAAAACGGTCACTGCGCGCCTCCACTGGAGAGTTCGGCGACCGCGGCCGCAGCTTCTTCCTCGGTTGGGAATCCCTTCGAGACGATCGTATCGCCGGCCTTCAGGAAAAAGAGACCGCGGGGGCCTTTGGCGACGGTGAGATCAGGCGTGCCAGGCTCTGGAGCCGATGCAGGGGCCGTTTCCGTCCCGGCGATCGGCTGTTCCGGAGCGGTCGTCGTTTCGACGGCCACGGGTCCCGTGCTCTGCTCCTGCGCTGGAGCGGCCTGAGCGCCGATGTCGAGAGCCTGTTGCGCGACGAGTGCGGCTATGGACGCCGCCTGACGAGCGACTTCTTCCTCGGCGGCCTTGCGCTGCGCTTCCTCTTCCGTAGCCAGGCGCTCGGCCTCGGCGCGAGCCTTCTCGACCGCCTGCACGGCAGCGCTGGCCTCGTCGACATAAAGCTCGTGCCGCTGCGGATCGAAATCCTCCTCATTGAGGACCACGAACAGCCCCTGATCCTTCGACCAAGGCTTCACGCGAATTGTGGGAATCATGTGAGCTCCTCGAAATCGGCCGACGGCGCCAAGCGCCATCGGCCATGTCCCGGCCTTACGCGCCGATCAGCACGCCGGAGTGGCGAGGCGCGACCATCTTCACGCCCCAGGCCAGATTGACCTCGAAGCGCTGCTGGCGCTTCTGTTTGTAGACCGCGAACTCGTAGGCGATGCCCGAAACGGGATCGGTCATCGTCATCACGTCCTCGGCCGCGTCTCCACCATCGGGCATCGCCGGCGCGCGAGTCGCGAGCTGGATCGCCGAGCGATGGAAGAACATATTGCGGGTGGTCGCGCCGATCGTGGTGATGACGGTGGCCGCGGCCGGGATCGCCTGCTGGAGACCCGGTTCGGCGATGGTGATCGAGCCGCCATTCGACACATCGGTGTCGCCGGAAACGACCAAATATTTGTTGGTGTCCCCGGCGAAGCCGATGATATCGCCACCGATGAACGTGCCGGTGCCGGCCGCGGCGAGACCGATCGCCGTCGCCCCGACGGCATAGCCCGCCGTATCGGTCGTCGCCGCGCCATTGTTCGTGCCCGCGGTGACTGCCTTTTTCACCTTTCCCGAGTTGTGGAGCGCGAAGCCCTCCACATCGCCGAGCACGCCGAAGCGCAGAAGCTGATCCGTGCCGGCTTCGTTGACCTTGAAGAGGCCGGACTGTTTGCCGCGGATATTGGCGACGGCGGTGGAGCCGAGCACCATATGCAGGTCGCTCTGCGGGACGCCGTTATCGTCGAGAATGCGCCTCGACTGCGCGAAGTCGGAGAGGTCGCCCGCCGTGCCGAACGGGGTCGAATTATAGGTGCCATAGGCGCGGCTGGCATAGACGTGCAGCGCCGCGATGTCGTTCTCGACCTCATTGGTGAGCGTGCGCAGCGCCTGCGCGATTCGATCCTGAGTGATCGTCCCGATGGTGCCGGAATTTTGCAGGCCACGGGTCTCCTCACCCGTGATTCCGAACGGAACCGAACGGGATTTAGTGATCGTCATCTGCACATTGCCGATGGTCTGGTTCGGCGTATCCGCCGCATAGGCGGCGGGGGTCAGATCCTCAGCGGCCATCGCGCCGACGACCGGCGACGTGACCATCTGGCCGACTGCCGCGCGCTCCGCAGACGAGTCTCGGGAAACGGCGGGAATGAAGCCGACCAGCTCGCGAGAGACAACGTCCATCGCGTTCATGATCGGAGTGATGAGATTGGTGAGGGTAAGCGTCCCCATATCAGGACTCCTTTAGAGTTTGGATCAGCCGGCGGATGGCCCGCCATTCGAGGTGAGCCATCCGGCCCGAACGCCTTCCCTCATCCGAGAGTCGGCTCGAATTCATTCATCGACGACGGTGTGCCCGCTCTTGATCTTCGAGGCTTGGTCGGCGGGCGAGAGTGCGAAGAATTCGGCGCGCCGTATCGTCTTCGCGCCATTGCCGCCGTTGCCGGCGCTCTGGCGCGCTCCCGTGCCGCTGGCTCCGGAGCCCTTGAGGATGTGATCCTTCTGCGGGTAGGAGCCGACGATTGAGGAAAGCGCCTCGTCGAAGTCGGCCAGCTGCCCGGGGCGCGCGGGAGAATAGATCTGCTGCCCCGCGTCATCGTAGGCGATGACCTTTCCATCCTCGAGCTTGAAGTTCTTCCCGAATCGGGCCTGAACCAAGTCGGGTGGAATGACGAGCTTGTCCTTGATGAACTGTGAGCGCGCGAAGGCGCCGCCGATCTTTTCCGCATGTAAGGAGGATTCGAGCTTTTCGCTCTTCGCGCGCTCCTCGGCGATCGTCTGCTCATATGCCTTTTTCGCCTCGGCCATCTTGCCCTCGAGGGCTCGCGAAATGCCCTCCTTGACCTTCTCGACCTCGCCGGCGTCGATGAGCTTTTTCGCGTCGATGTTCGCGAGCTTGTCGAGCGCGTCGCGCGCGGCGGCGGGGTCGATCCCTTCGAACGCTTTCAGCTTCTCGAGCGCGGATTCCTTCGCCTCGCGATGAGTCTTCGCCTCGCCGTTGAGGCGCGAGATCGTCGCCGCGGTGCCCGGGAGATCGACGGCGGCTTCGGAGCCATCGTCGTTCACATAGACCGGCTTTCCCTCCTTGACCTCCGCATAGGTCACGCCGTCTTTCTCGATCGTTTTGAGCTTCATGTGCTACCTCTGGCCCATCCGAGCCGTTCTATGGCGCATCCGCGCCGGGCGCCGGCGGCGATCCGCTGCTGGCCGGGATTGCGGGGCCAGGATTGTTTCCGGCCGCCGCATCTGCTTCCGCCGCTGTCGGATCGCCAGGAGCTTCGTCGAGAAGGAGTTGGCGCTCCTTTTCCGCGTCGAAATTCGAGGAGAGCTTTCCGCGACGCTTGAACTCGCTCCATAGCGTCTCTTGGGAGAGGTCGTTGTTCTTGCGCATCTCGACGAGATCGGCGCTGCCATCATCAGCGCGAAGATCGAGCGAGTCGTCCGACGACATCTCGACTTCGATCGAGTCCGTCTCGCCTACCCACTTCGCGGTCAAAGCGAGCGCGTTTTCGAGCGCGTTCTTGAAGTTCAGTTTCAGCGCTTCGATGACGCTGATCGCCTTGTCTCCGGCAAAGGCAGCCGTCACCACCGTGATGTTGCCGCTCTGCGCCGTGAGAGGCTGGCGCCCGAGCTCCCGGAGCGCTTCTTCCGTTGCCTTCACTTCGTCGGCGAGAAATCGCAGCGACTCGGCGCTTGGCTCGATGAACTTCCACTCACCGTGGTTGCCATCGGAATCCATCGGCGCGTAGAGGACTGTCTTCGGCCCAACCGGAACCGGCTTCGGATTTCCAGTCGCGTCCTCGGCCGGCGTCACTCCGTTGCCCGCGAGCATCGGAAAAGCAGTTACCTCGCGCGCATATTTGAGGGCGCTCTCTTGCTGGAAATGCTCGATTTGCAGTTCCGCTGCGTCTTTCAGAACGGGCTTGAGGCGCCAGGAAGAGCCGATGCGGCGCCCCGCGATGAAAGGGACGATCGGGATAACGCCGATGCTGATCGAGCCGCGGTCGCGGCGCACCCATGTTTCTTTGTCCTGCCCGTTCTGCGGCTCGATCTCCTCCCAAAGCTCCCATATCGCCGGCGCGGCGGATATCGCGTTGTCGAGGTCATCGCGCGTGACCTTACGGTCCAGGACACGGACAAACTCGCGCTTCTTCTCTCCCCAGCCGTCGCGCTGAATGGAACATTCCGCGATGCGCGCATGAACGATCGTCTCTACGCCGCCGATCATTTCGGAATAGACGGCAATCATTTGTTGCGCCGGGATGTGCACCCAATAGGGGCGCGCGCCGAGCGCGGCCTCTTGCGCTACCGTGGCGCCCGGCGGAACATTCTTGGTGTAGTCGACGAAAATCCAGTCCAGCGCATAGGCGAGACCGGCATAGAACGACTGCGCCGCGAATTGATGCAGATGCGAGCCGTGCCCGTCAATATCCTCGACGAATGACTCGACGCGCGCGCTGGCGCCGGTGATAGTGATCTCTGTTCCGAACGGCTTCGAAGCCAGCGTCTCGACGATATCGCCGAAGATGTTGGTGAATTTCGCATTGGAAAGACGGAACTTGTAATCTGCGTCGGTCTCGTTCGGGAACTTCGGCAGATAAGCGCTGGCTTTGCGCATTGCGTCGGCGCCGCCCAAGAGCGCGTCGACCTTGCGCCAGTAGCACTGCATCTCTTCGAAATCCGAAGAGCGAGAGTCCGGTTCTTTGTCGTCGCTCAACCTTGACTCCCGTATGTTCCGAACACGGCAGGGGGCCCCTTTGCCGGCTTCACCAAGCGCCCGAATGCCCCCGACGAAGCGTCGACCTGATCCTTGAACGAGCCGCCTGGAAACAGGCATAGCTCGTCGAGATAATCGTCGTTCCAGGCGCCGCGGACGAGATAGACGTTCCCGGCTTCGCACTGCGCCGAGAACGGCGTGGCGCGCGTCTCCTTGTCGCCGGTCTCTGGCTCGGCCCGAACATCCCAGCCGGCGAGCTGCGCAACGAAATCCGACTTCTGGACCTTGCCGGCTTGGCCAGGATCCTGCGGCAAGCTGATCATCACGCCCTTTCCGTCGATTTCCGCCGTCGCCTTGATGAGCTTGCGTACGGCATTCCCTTCGTCTTGCGTCATGGCGACATGGCCGACGACATAGCGGCCGTCAGGAGTTTTCCCCAGCTTCACGCCGGCGGTGCGCGCCGACGTCTTCTTCTTCGTTGCCGCAAGGTCCCAATGTCGGACCCAGACGGTTCGCTCCGGCGCCGCGCCGATGATCTTTCCATCGAACCATGCGCGCTTGAACAACCCGCCTTCGCGTGGGGTCGGCCGCTGCTGATACTGCCCAGCATAGGAATAGGACCCCATCTCGCGTTGGAGCTTCTCGACTTCCTCACGAGGGAAACGGACCGGATCGAGGAGGTCGCCATCATTCGTGCGCGGGTCCTCGAACCCGATGCAGGTCCGGCACCGCCTCTCTTTCTCGAACTCCATCGGCAGGCAAAGATGGACATATTCCATCCCGAGCTTCAGAATCGTGCCGGAGATGTCATCGGAATGCAGGCGCTGCATCACGACGACGATCGCCGAGCGCTTCTGATCGTTGAGGCGATTGAGCGCGCCCTCACGAAATTTGCGCGTCGTCGCTGTCCGTTCGGCATCGCTTTCGACTTTGGTCGTCGAATGCGGATCGTCGATGATCAGACGATCACCGCGCTGCGATGTCAGCGAACCGAAGGCGACGCCCTCGCGCGTTCCGGTGCTCGAATTCGCGAACGACATTTCGCCGGCGCGAACGAGATCGACCTCGGGCCAGAGACTGCGATACCACTCCGACAGGATCAGATCACGGCACTTGCGCGAGTCGCGTTTGACCGGGACGTCGTTATGAGCGGTGGTCAGGAAGCGCATCGAGCGCTTCCCGATCGGGCCCCATTCCCAGGCCTGCCATAACACCGAAACGATCAGCGATTTCGACGAGCCCGGCGGAACGTTTGTAAGCAGACGCGTGATCTGCCCGAATGTGATCGCCTCTAAATGCTCACAGATCGCGTCGAGGTGCCAGTTCCAGACCAGCGGTGTGTTCGGCTCGAGGATCGGCCATGCCTCGCGGACGAAGCCGGCGAGCGATTGACACCGCGCCCGGATCGCGTCAGCGTTGCGCGCTATCCTTTCCCTTTCTCTTTGCGCCTCCCTACGCGCTCTCTCCGCCCGGATCGCTTCCAGGCTGGGCAATCTTGGCGCGGAGCTTTTCGAGCAAGTCGAGCTCTTCATCGCTCAGCGCCGACAAATCGCAATATTCAATCGGGCCGCCGTTCTTGCCGCCGTGTTCATGAATGGTGGTCTCTTTCCACCCAGCGCGCACCTTCAGCCAGAAGATCGCGGCGGTGACCGACGGGCCGGTGATCCCTTTCGATGTCGCCTTGGCGAAGAGGCTCTGCGCGACCATAGCGTTCGCCTTGATCGCGGCAGTCTCGAGTTCCAGGCCGTAATGCTTTCGCAGCGTCTTCGGATCGATTCCGATAACCGTTCCGATTTCGATGTGCGGAATTCCATAGGACGCCAGCGCTTCGACCATTTTGCGAGACTTGGCGTCAGGCGTATGCCTTGGACGACCTGGCTTTCTAGGTCGTCGTGGTTTGCGTGCAGCCATCGATGAGTTTCTTTTGATGTCGCATTAGACCGGAGTTGCTCCTGCATTCGTTCTGCGCTGTCCTGCGTTCATCAGAACTTCAGCAAAGGAGAGCAGCTATGAATGCCAACGACCTTTCCAAGCCTTTCACCGATCGCTCGAACTGCCGCCGCGCCGCTAAGCGTGAATGCGGCGACGCTTTCGAGATCGAACGCGTCGAAGGCGGCTTCGCGTTTCGTCGGCCGCCTGAGACTCGTTTCCCCGGCGCCGCGAAGGCGATCGCAGAAGAGACCCCCGGCCTGAAGCGCCTCCGCGCATCTTCCGTCGCGATCGCCCTTCGCGTATCCGCGATCGCCGATCAGACAAAGGAAATGACGCGCCAAGCCGAGAAGATGGCCTCCGTCAATATTGAAAACCTCACCCCCGCTTCACATCCGATTGCGGCGGCGAACGCGGAGAGCTGGCCGAAAGGCAAAGCGACAGCCAAGGCGGCGAACCTTGCCAAAATCGACAAGCCCGCAACGGCGAAGGAACTCGGCAAGCGCGCGGCCATTCTCGCAGCCGCGCAGGCCGGCGCGCTTCCGACGCCGCCCGATTTCAGCGCGGCGACGCACGCCCGGTTTCGTGGGAAGCTCGCCGAACTGACGAAGCTCGCGGAGGCCGGCGATATCGAAGGCCTCAAGGCTTACGCCATCAAGCCGGTTTCGAGCAGCCCCAAGGCGCTCGATCGATATCGGAATCTCTGCGTCCTCGCGCTCGAGGCGCGCATGACGGCAGCGGCCGCCTAATCGATGGTTGCCGGCGAGGTCACATTCCAGAACAGCACGAGCCCGGCCCCGCGCCGGGCTTTGCATATCTCCCACGCCTTGGCGTCGTAATGCGGGTCGCTCGGGAATGGCACAGCGGCCTTGCTGGCCTTCTCGAATTTCTGCTGGGCCACATGAATGGTCGCGCCGGCGACGTCATTGGCCTCGAGCTTCTTTCCCACTTGCACGACATGCCGGCGAGCGTTCGGCCATGCGGCGGCGAGGCCGCGGGCGAGCGTTCCAGATCCTGCGGCGCACCAGACCTCATCCGGCTGCACGCCCGAGGCGCGCGCGGCCGCGGCGATCGTCTGAATCGTCTCCGGGAGATCGACACCGAATGGAGCCAGCAGTGAACCTGTCTTCTCGGCATAGGCGCGGGCTCGCGCCGAGACGACGCTCAGATAACCGGGGCTCACCTGATAGACCTTCGCCCCGTGGCGCTTCGCCATCAGCGCCCTGGCGTGCGGCTGGGCGCGCTTGGCGACGAAGATCGTCGCACGCTTGCCGAGGCGCCGCGCCGTGATTGCGAGCGCCGTTTGCGCCGCGCCTTCGGCCGGGCTCGCGTAGACGATCTCATCCGCGTCGTGAAAGAGCGCCGGCAGATAGCGCGCCTTCGTGCCGCCCGAGAACAGATCGTCGCGGACGACGGCAATCCCCTCGTGCTCGCGAATGATTGGCCGTTCACTGGCATTCATTGGCGTTCACTACCATTCATTAGAGCAGCTCGCCGAACTCGTCGGCGGCGGAGGCATGCGGCGTCTCGCCGCCGACTCCTCCTTCGCCGAATGCAACTTCCCCAACGGCCTCGGTCGCCTTGCGCGGGTCGCCCTTGCAGAAGACCAGGACATTTTGGTGAGTCTTGCCGAGCTTCCGTGTCGCGGCGAATTGCTTGCCGGCGCGGATCGGAAGGGAGCCGATCGCGGTGACCAGAACGGCTTCATTGTAGAGACCGGCGCCGGCGGCGCGAAAGGCGCGGATCGTCTCGCCCGGAAAATCCCGATAGAAGCCGTCCGGCCCGCGGAAATCGCCGACGACGAAGCAGGCGAACCGATCCGGCTTGAGAAGCCGAACCGACGACGCGATGATATCGCGATAGGCCTCGCAAAAGGCCTCATGTTTCATCGTCGACAGGTCGGCCGCGAGGTCCGAATAGACCTCGAGGTCGCCATAGGGCGGGCATGAGAACACGAAGTCCGCTTCGACCTCGAGGCCCGGGAGGACCGCTCGGCTATCGCCGGCGATCCACTCCGGAGTCGGAAAGCCATTGCAGATCACCGCGGCCTGCGCGCGATTGGCGATGAGCTGCTCCGGCCTGAGATCGACGCCGATATATCGCCGGCCGAGCCGGCTGGCGACAATGCCGCGCACCGAGCCCCCGGCGAAGGGATCGAGCACGAGGCCGCCCGGCGGGCAGAACCAGCGATAGGCGAGCTCGCACAGGACAGGATCGAAAATCGATGTCCCGGTGATCGTGCGCCCGGCGCCGTCGAAGTTCTCGATCTCGCCAAAGACGAGACCCGCGGGGAGCGATGATCTCTTCTCTCCGACCTCATGCTCCCCGCGCGTCAGTTCCGGGGCGAAGCATCTGGCTTTTCCCTTCGCCATCAGTCCTCGCTCTTTCTGTCACGGAGCTTGGCGCGATTTGCCGCCATCTTCTCGTTCATCGCTTTCCACCCGCCACCGCCGCCGCCGGCGGGCTCAGCATTGGGCTTGCGTCTGCCGCGCGATTGCTTGGGCGCCATGAATTCGTTGGCTGTATCCGACATCCTGAGCAAGTTCTCGCCGCGCCCGACCTCGCTTTCGATGCCGAGCGCCAACCAGGCGCGCTTTCGATCCTGCCACCATCCCTCCCGCGCCGTCAGCACGGAGAACGGCGGAATTCCGAAGCGCTCGATCAAATTGCCGAGCCGCGGCGGCGCGCGCTCGGGCGTCGCGCCGATCGCGTCGCCGTCCCCTCCGATCCCGAAAGGCAGGGCGACGATCTCGTCGAGCGAGAAGCCGGTCAGCGCAATATCGAAGTCGAGCTCCTGCAGCGCGCCGATCTCGGCGGCGAGGATATCGAAGTCCCAGCCCGCGTTCAGCGCGAGCTTATTATCCGCGATGACATAAGCGCGGACTTTCTCCGGCGACCAATCCGCCCCGACGACGAGAGTCGGGACCTCTGTCATTCCGAGCGACTGCGCGGCCTGGAGACGTCCATGCCCGGCCCTGATCTCTCCATCACGGGAAATCAGGATCGGCGCCGTGAAGCCGAACTCGCGAATGGCCGCGGCGAGCTGCTCGACCTGCTCCTTGCTATGAGTCCGGGCATTTCTGGGGAAAGGCTTGAGAAGCGCGACCGCGCGCATCTCCACTGCATTGATCTTCGGCATGGCGCAAGACACCCTTGCCCCGCCGCAGCGCGCGGTGCGGGGTGGCCGGAATCGGCCGGTTCTTGGTCATGCGAGGTCAGCTCTCGCGGCGGGGAGCGCTGGAACGCTCCTCGCCCCCGCTTTCTCCGGTTCGGAGATCATGGGGGCGTCACGAGGCCTTGGGAGGCCGTGTTCGATGGAGCCGCCGGCGCTGTGGCGTCGGCGGTTTTATGAGGGGGAAATTCGACTTTCGTTCTTGGACCAGCTGGACGCTCGCGCCGACGGTGATCGGAGCGCCAGACTGCTTCGGCAGCATCCTTGTAATTGTCTCACAACAGTCTCACAACAGTCTCACAACAGTCTCATAATGATCTCATGGCTATCAAATTCGCGCCTGACCGAGCGAAAGGCACCACATGTTCATCCGATGCGTCTGCCACGCCTGCGGATACGATGTCTTCTCCCAAACATTCCCGCATTTCGGACGCTAGGACAGAGCTCATGCCCGAGCATTCCGCGTCGACGGGGTCTGCTCAGAGCGCGAACGAGCCGAGAAGACGCGGGAGGCCGAGGCTGGAAAGGCGGGGCCAGTCGCTTACAGCATTGAACATGCCCGAGCATTCCGCGTCGACGGGGTCTGCTCAGAGTGCGAACGAGCCGAGAAGACGCGGGAGGCCGAAGCTGGAAAGGCGGGGCCAGTCGCTTACAGCAATGAAACCGTGGGAATCAGCGGGGATGAGTCGGGCGACTTGGTATAGGAGACAGGCCGAGGAAGCCGCGAAGGGCGCGCAATAGGCGCGCCATCTCTGCGGCGTGATGGAAGTAATCGGCCGACGCGATAGCCCTCTCGCCGGGCCACGCTCACCGTGATGAGGCGCGCCTTACACTCCCCAGCCGATATCGGAGCCCATCGGGCGAATTCTCGCGCTTCTGGCCTCCTATGGGAGCGCCGTCGCGCGTCGGTTCTTGGGTTCGGCAGCTCGCTGAACACCGAAAAACAGCGAGGTCCTAGGGGACGGCTTTACGCCCCTGGCTAAACGTGCGCGCTGCGCGCGCCGCCCGCCCGGTCCTACATCAGAGCCCCGCGCATCGAGCGAGAGGGTTCGGGCCGGGCAGGCGAGGGGGACGAGCGCGCCGGACGATCGCTTCCGGACCCTACGCGTCCAGCTTCGGAACCGTGACGCCTGCTGGGGCGCTCGAAACTCTCCGCGGGGGCGCTCCGCGCCCGCCGTGGTCGGTCATATCCAGCTATGTCAGTCGTCAAACACAGCAGTGACCGTATCTCGGACGCGAGAATTGCGGGTTTTGTGCAATCCCGTCAATGAGTTTTGGAGCGGCCTGCGTTCGTGCGGGCGCGCCCTCGAACCGCGGGATGCTAGAGTTCACTGGGGTTTGGCCGCTATCCTTTGGCCTTCGATAATTCCGCTTTTTTCCCGCGGCAGATTTCGAAATTATGGCGCTCTAAACGCGGTGACGAACATGACAAGAGCGAATGACTGTGGTGACAGGACGTGAGTCAGAACGGAATTTGCGCCGCGGGAATGCTCGGTTAATCCTTTCCGATCGAAACCATCGCCCGGCTCGGGTCGTAGTCCATGACGCGATCGGGGATGCGATAGGCGGCGGCAAACGCGCCGGAGCGCCAGAATGTCACCGTGCGCAGCTCGGGCGACCAACGCGCTTCGAATGCGCCGGCGTCGAGCGGAAGCGCCCCGCGCTTTTGGAGGATGGCTGCAGCATATTGGCAGGCCCGAAGCGCCATGAGGTCGCCGCCGGCGACGCGGGGATCCCCGCGCATTCGTTCGTCGAGGCGGGCCTCTCGGACGATGGCGGCGCGAGCGTTCACGGTCGCACCCCGTCCCTGATCACGCACTCGAGAATGATGCGCATCGCGGCGTCGACCCGGTAATTCGCCATCCGGCGCGAGCAGCTGAGCGTCAGACATTCGCGGCTGAAAGAGAGATTGCGCGCCTCGCAGAGGTTCCAGAGCGCTAACGCCTTGCGCGGCAGCTCATGCTCGGACGCGCCGAGATAGCGCATTGGCCAATAGATCGCCTCTTCGATGCGGGAGATTTCTCGGTCCGACCCGGCGCCCATGTGCGAGAGCGGAGCCGCTCCGCTCCCGCGCGGCCGCGTCTTGTTCGCAGCCTGAAGCGCCGTCACCTGATCCGAGAATTCGACCTCTGTCGCAAAGAGCGCTGGATCAGGCCAGAAGCTCTTCATCGCCGCCGGCCCGACGCGGCGGACCAGGCGCTCGCATCCCCTGGCGGCCTCCCGGAGCCTGATCCTGACATGCTCGACTGTCCATTGGAGCTCCGCGGTGCGAATGACCGAAGAGGCGAGCAGGCGCGCCGATCGCGCATCAGAAAAGCGCCCGTTCACGTCTTCGTCAAAATGACGGGCGCTCTCGGATTCTGACATTTTCACCGTGTCAGATGACAGCGGCGCCAACGCGTCAAAACCGCGCAACGCTGATTTCCCTTTTCTAGCCATTGCTTAGCCTGCCCGCATCAAATCTGCGAAAATGACAGCCGATAAAATCGGGCTGTCAGAACATGGGCTCATCGGTCGCTACGGGCGGCGGTGGGTCTTCCCGTCGCTCGCCTCGCGTATTGCCGGCGCTGTCCGATCGGCGCGCGAAGCCGCGCACCTTTTTTCCAGTGAGCCATACAAAGGGATTCTCCCGCATGATGATATTGAGCTGCATCAGCCGTTCCCCGTGCCGCTTCATCGCTTGGCTCAGCGCGTTAGCGCGCTTCTTCGGGTCGTCTTCGTCGGCGCCGTCGAATGCCATTCCGGCGAAGACCTCGCCGAGCTGCTTCCACCGGACGACGTGTGTCCCCGCGGGCAAGTCGAGCGCGGCCGGCGCTTCCTCGCCGTGCTCTGAGAGCGCCTTGTAGATCGCCCGGAGGAAGACCTCACACTGTGGCGTCAGCCTCTGGCCGGCATCGGTGGGCTTTGAAGTTTCGCCTGGCTCCCCTTCGATATTTGGCAAGCGGACGACGCAGCTCGTGAGCGCTTCGCCTTCGGCGTCCTTGCCGATCTCGACCGCGGGCAGCACGAAGCGCCATTTCCGACCGCTCTCGCCGTCTTTCTGCTTTGCCAGCTCGATCTCACGAATCGCGCGACGGTCGACGTCCATCTCTTCGAGCTTCTCGACCTTCAGGACCGAGTCGAGGTTGGCGAGGATCGAGGTATGGCCGCGGGGCTTCTGGCCGCCCGAGTTCATATGATGGACGAGCATGACGGCGCAGGCGCATTCCTGGGCGATGCGCTCGCAGCGCGCGAGCACGGGCCCGACGTCCTTGCTCGAGTTTTCGTCGGCGCCCGGGGTCGCCGTTGAGAGGGTATCGATGACGACGAGCTCCAGTGGGCAATCGAATGTCGCGCCCCAATGCTTGGTCTCAGCGATCAGAGCGTTCGTCGCATCGTCGCCGGCATAGAGGTCGACCTGTGCCGGAAGAAGAACGAAAGGGAGCTCGGCGTTGGTTTCGAGATCATGTTCGAGACGGTAGGCCCTGAGACGCTTTTTGATCCCGCGGCCGCCCTCTCCAGCCTGATAGACGACACCGCCGCGACGCACCTTCGCGCCAAACCAGGAAACGCCTCGAACGATCGACATCGCGAGATCGATCGCGAGAAAGCTCTTCCCGGACTGCGAGGCGCCGACCATCATGGTCCGCTCGCCGCGCGTGATGACGCCCTTGACGAGCCATTCGTGTTCCGGGCCCGGCAGGTCGAGCTCCGTCCAGCGAACCGCCTTGAACTTCGAGACGTACGGCGGCGGCGCGAGATAAGGCGCGCTCTCGCGGATGAAATCCTCGAGCGAAAGAGGCTGCGGCAGGACGTCAAATGGTGGCGCGATCGTCATTCTGCCGCCGCCTCGTCTCGCTCGGCGAGCATCTGCAGTCGCACTTGGACAGAGCTTTTGGGGCGTCCGAGCTTTTTTGCGATCACGCCGAGGCCACCTGGTCTTTGCGCGAGCGGGCCGCGGCGGACCCCGCAATGCTCCAGACGCAGCGCGATAAGCTGAGCGTTTTCTTCAGGCGTGAAGCGACGGTTCTTCTGGCCTTTCTTGCTCATTCTGCCACTGCCTTCGATCGCCGCGCTGCCTTCGCGCGCGCTCTGGCGCGCTTGATCATTCCAGATGGACGCCGGATCACGACGGCAGAGCGCTCGACAGACCTGCGCGTGCTCTTATTCCAGAGGTCGAATTTGATCGTTTCGGGAGGCCTGAACCACATCATGCGGCGCGGCTCCGGAGAAGCGCAGCGCGCGCGGCGAGCCCCACGTATTCGGCGTAGGCTGGCGGAATTGATTCAGACAGCTCGGTCAGGCTCATCCAATCGATCCCCATGGCGCTATAGCCCTCGGCGATGCTGAAATCCGCGACGCCGCGCGCGTGCGAGCCTTCACGACGCTTTCGATTTCGGACATGGCCGCCGTAGAGGCCGATCGTCGCGGGCTGGAGTCCATGACGGCATTCGAGCCGAGGAACCGTGAAGTTCGCCTCGAGGCCGCGATGCCGCCGCAGCTCGGCGCCTGGCACGCCGAGCCCGAACATCGTCCCGCAGAGCGTCACAGGATCTTCGAGTGGAGCTCCTGGGACGTTCTCGATCACATAGAGCGCGCCGCTGGCGCGCAGCATCGCACGCGTCGCCGGAATGAGGTCTTCATGCGGCTTCGCATTGTGCATGCTCTTCATCGCTGTATGCGCTTGGCACGGCGGCGACGCCCATATAAGAGCGAATTTGCGCAGATGGTCAGGGTCGATCGTGAGGGCGTCGCGTTGGACAAACCAAATTCCGCGGCAAATGGGATAGTTCGGCTGCGGATTGATATCGACCCCCTCGACGTCGAACCCGGCGCGGTAGAGCCCCGCTGCCGCGCCGCCGGCCCCACAATAGAGATCGAGCGCAAGTGGGCGCGTCATGGCGCTTCCCCGAATTTCAACTGAAACCCGCGTGGTTCTTCGATGATCGCACCGGCGTCCTGCAGGCGCTCGAGCGCGGCGAGCACGTCAGCGCGCGACAGCTCCGTGACAACAACCAATCGACCGATCAATGTGCGTGAGCGCGGGACGAGTCCAAAGGCATCCGCCTCATTCGCCAGCGCGAGCAAGACGATCTTGGACATCGGGCCCCCGACCGAGCGTGAATAGGCCCAGGAAAGCACATGCAGGCTCAAGACATCCTCCTCCGCATCGTCACGACGACGGTGTTGACATTCGTCCCGCTCTCTCGAAACGAGCCGGGCGGAAGATCGCGGAACGAACCGCCGTTGCGCTCGACAAGCGCGCGGAACGCGACAGCCTTCCTGGTCTCACGGAACTCAGTTCCTGCCGAAATGATCGCGAAGAGTTGGCCTCCCGGTTTCAGGAAGCCAAGCGCGTGGGTGACGTGGTCGAGGTCCCTTTCTCTATCGAATGGGGGATTCATCACGACGAGATCGTAGGGCTCGAACGCGTTCGGCCGCAGCGAGAGGAAGTCGGCGCGGATGACGCGATTGTAGATCCCCTCGGCCTCGAGGCCTGCGGCGAGCTCCGGCTGGATTTCGACGCAGTCGACAAGATTGTCGAAGCGGTATTCGTCGACGTAGTTCCGCCCGCGATTTGACCATTCGGCCATCACTGCAGCCGAGTGGACGCACCGGCGCGCGAGGTTGCCGGTCCCGGCCGATGGCTCCAGGATGCGGAGTCGAGACTCTTCTCTGCGTCGCAGAATCGGAATGCCGGAGACGCATCCGCGACCGCGGAAAAACTCGTCCACCGCCTCTGGTGGCGTCGGGAAAAAACCGAAGTGCCGCGCCGGCGTCAGCTTGCGGTTCTGTAGCGGGTCCTCTTCCTTGGTCGCGCCGTCCGCAATGACCTCGCCATAATATTCGGCGAGCAGCTTATTGACCTTCTCGACGAGGTCATGGCGAGAAAGCCACAAATGCGCGTTGCCGTTTTTGAACGCGCGGATTTTAAAGTAGGGCGTCTCGTGCTCGCTCTGCGATGCTTCGCGCACGCGGCGCCCGACAAGCGCATCGATCGCCGATTGAAACGAGCCTTCAGGATGGCCGTCAAGCACGGCGAACACGCGCTCGACGTCGATAAGCTTGTCCCGGATCGAACCGGAATTGAGATGGCCCCACGAGTCGAACGCGTAAGTCAGAATGATGCGGCCGCCGACCTTGAAGCCGTCGTGCGACTTGAACCTGCGATCCAGCGCAGAAAAGACGTTGGCGATTCCGCGGCAGAAAATCATTCCCGCATCGCCTCGGAATTTCTCAAGCGTCGCGTAAACATTCTCGACCGTGATAGGTGGAAGGCCTTTGTCCATTTCGGCTTGATTGATGATCTGGCCATGAAAGCCGACCTTATCGGGGACGTAAGCCATTTGCTGGCGAAGCTCTTCCTTCGCCTTCGCGTCCATAAGGCGCTCGAGTTCCGTCATCTTGATGAGGTTCGCCCATGTCCCGTTCGCGAGCAGCTTGCGCGCCGTGCGCAGATATCGACCGCGTTCCGGGAGAGCGAGGGCGGCATAGAAGTCCTTGGCCTCTTCGACCTGCGACGACCCGCCGAATATGCGCAATTGGCCGGCGGTCGCCTCTCGTTCCCTGAGGTTCGCGGCCTTCAATGCTTCCTGTGCGATTTCCATCGCATCGAAGGCGCGCTCATAGAGCGCCAGCGCTTCGTCATGCGCCCGCACGATATCCTCGATCGTCTGGCGAGGGACCGGGAGGGCTGTCGCGCTCATCGCGCCTTCCTCCATTCCGAGGCGCCCACCTTCCGCCACCCCTTCGTCGGATGAAGCGAATAAGCGACGTGCCTCACTTCGATCCATTCGACGCGGCCACGCCAATCGAGGAACTTGCGGAGCCCGCGGACGACGCGCGTTGCGACGCTCTTCCTGCCTTTGATCGGGGAAATGCCGGGAGGATGCGTGATCATGCCGCGACCTTCTCCCGTTCCAACAGAAGATCATTCCAATCAATCGAGCGCCCGTCTCCCCAGGCATGCGGCGCCTTCGGAACCGAAACGACGACGTCAACGCCGCCGCGCCTATAGCGCTCGGCTCCGGTGCGGAGAGTCGCCGCCATCTTCGCTGCATCCGCGTCTGCGTCTCCGATTAGGACGAGGCGGCGCACCTCCGGCGGGAGCCAGATCGCCGCGGACCCCATATCCGGCTCCCCGTTCATGATCGTAGCGTTCGGCCGGCCGCGCGGAGGATTCGGATGTGGGCGCGTCCCCGTCGCGCTCCCGCACAGGTTCCCGAGGCTATAGGCCGCTGTGAGCGAAGCGCCTGCGAATTCGTCACCGAGCAAGCCTTCATCGGCTTTCGCTTTCCAAGACATCGCATTTTCGATCCCCTCGGCGCAGGCCATCGTTTCGTGGAAGGGGAGGGGGCCGAGCAGGATCAGCCCGCCACCAGCGTGAAAGACGGCTTTCTTCGCCGAGTTCCGTTTCCGATCGCCTGGCGGCCTCAGCTTGATCGGCTCTCCGCTGGGGCGGTAGGCGTCGCATCCCCGCCCGGCGTCCAAATAGATGCGGTGGACACCTTGGATGCGGCCCGTGCGATCGCGCAGCGCTGCGATGACGCAGTGATAGGAGCCGAGGTCGACTTCCTCTTCAGCATCCCGATCGGAGAATCCGCGATAGGGCAGGTTCGGGATAAAGCGCAAATCACTCGCCGCCAGAATGATCCGCCGCGGGATTCCGCGGGCGTCGAAATAATCCTCGCCGAGGGTTCCCTCGAGCGGGCGGACATCGAACTGCTGGCCGAATAGTTCCCCGCGCTCGAACAGCGCGGTCGCGTTCTCGATCGCACGAAGCAGAGACGCCGCCTCTTTCCGTTCCTCGACAATTGCCGCATCTCTCCGCTCGTCCCGGCGCTCTTTGTCGATCAAAGGATCTGGCTCACGGTGGGGCTCGGATTGCCCCGGCGCATCTTCGTCGAGGACGTATTCGCAGACGCGAATGAAGTCGGCTTTCGGATCGAACCCCTTGATATGCGCCGCCATGGCGATGACGTCGCCGCCGCCGAAGCCCCTGCAATTGAAAACCCGTTCTTTGATGTTGACGCTGAATCGGTCTGTTCCGCCGCATGACGGGCACGGCCCGGCCCATTCTGCGGCGCCGGCCTTCTTCAATTGCGCGCCAAGTCGCTGCGCGACCGGGAGAGGATCGGCGCTCTTCGCGCGCTCGACAAAATCGTCGCGGTCGGTCATAGGCGCACCTCCGGGAATTCTCTGACGAGCAAATCCTCTGGGAGAGGTCTCTTCCCGACGTTCTGCTTGCCGAAGAAGGCGACGCCAGCCTCCCGACATTGCGCGAGCAAGCTACGGGCGTTCGCTTCGTAACCATTATCCCGCGCGCCGGGGCCACTCTCTCCGCCGGCAATGACGAGGTCGAGTCCAGGTCCGCCCCCTTTGCGCCAAGCTGGCCGCAGAGCCGGCAATAATTCATGACCTTCCCCGCCATATTCTGGAATATTGCATGGCGACCAAAATTTGATTGTCGTCAAATCGATCGGCCCGAGCAGCGGCTCCGCTGAGAAGCCGACAATCGGAATCTCGAACTTCATTTTCAGTTGCAATAGCCTGTGTGCTTCCCGTTCCGCGCTCGCTTGATCGTGAACGCTCGTCAGAAGCCATGCGTGCTTCGGCCAGCCTTCGAACCCGGCTTCCGAAAGGCGCTTCTCGATCATCGAAAGGCGCTTTGTCACGATGATGATATCGACGCGGTTACAGGTGACGATAGTGCGCCATGCCTCTACAAACCATTCGAGTGGTGCCTCTTTGTCGAAGAGGTCTCCCATCGACATGCAGAACACGCGACGGCGAATGCCGCTCAACGGCGGAAGCAGACCGCATTCATGGTCTGCCGCCCATTCGGCATAATCATTGTCGAGACGATGCAACAGCGCGCGAGCGCCTTTGATCTTTCTGCGCGGCGCCCCGACGCCCCAAAGTTCCCCGCCGAACCGCTTCGCCCATGTCTCGGCGTAGCAATGGTCGCACGCGGCGCTGACCTTCGTGCAACCCCACCAGAAATTCACGGTCGCATCACACCATTCAATTTTGCTGTTCTCGCTCATCTCCCCGCGGCCTCCCACCCGTTATAGGAGCGGCGCGAGAGCGGGACGATCTCGAGCTGCTGTTCCGACCGTACGGCGCGCCAGTCGCGCAATAGCTTCCCGGCTTCCGACCAGGACGCGCGCTCAGCTCGGTCGTTTCGATTATCGAATACGACCGTCGAGAGCAGGGACCGACCGCCCGCGATAATTCCGAGATGCGTAATGTTGCTCATGGCTCGGCGTTCTCCTTCACGATCTCGCTCAAAATCACGCTTTCTCTGGCGGCTCGCTCCAGCAAACGCGCGGCGACAAAATGAGGATCGGCGCCGAATGGTTCTGCGATGCGCTCGATCTCCGTCATGGCCTCCCGAGACACCACCGCGACAAAAGCCGTTTGCGTGCTCATCTTCGGGGCCAATCGCAATCCATGACGGAATAGCAAGCCGCGGACTCCGTTTGCCGTGAGATTGTGTCTGAGGGATTCGGCGATTTCCGGCGCCGAGGCGCCTGATCCGGCGAGATAGGCTGCGCGGATGATGTCGCTGAATGAATAGCGGTGGCGTCTTGGACGCTTCAATGGCGGCCTCCATCGAGCTTCTTCATGGCGTCACGAAACGCAGGAATGATTTTGTCTTTGCCGATGTCCATTAGGATCACCAGTCGATCGATTACATCGATCCGATTGCTGCGATCCTGACCGAGGCGATAGACGCAATTCTGCGCGTCATCCGCGACGCGCATCAGCTCGTCGATGAAATCGTCGTAGGCATAGAGCTTCGGCTTGCTATCGCTCATCGGAAGCCTCGCTGCGCTCCATCAATTCGCGCAGACGCGCCGCGCTTTCTGCGGGGAGGCGATAGCCCTCGAAGCGGCGAGACTCGATCACGACACCGAGCCGTCGCAAGGCTTTCCGCAGATGGTAGATTTGTGGCTCCATGACGCTTCCGGACACAGCGTCGGGCTCGTCCCAACACGCCGTTAGAAGCCGGCTCTTCGTCACGAAGTTTGGAGATCGACGAAGCAGAAACGCGAGAACCCGCCGCTGCTTGGCCTGCAAAGGAAGGCTCGGGAGAACTGTGGCTTCCTCGTCGTTGCCGCCACGCGCTCCCGACAGCTCGCATTCGAGCTTATCGACCTTCGCGCGCAGGCTCTCATTTTCGGCGAGGAGCGATTTCACGCGCCAGTTCAGGACGAGCGGATCGTTGGCGGCGCCTTGCGCGGTCATGCAGCCTGACCTCCGTCGAACTTGTCCGCCTCTTTCCCCCAGGTCGCCCAGCCGGGGCGGGATTGCCGCGAAAAAACATCCAACCGGCGCGCATCCGGCGAAAGCGCTTCGACCATCTGATAGAATTCCTCGGGCTTGCGCGAATGCTCCCTCGCAAGACCATCGATCGAGCCGTGTTCATGGAGGCTTTCGACGAGATTGATCGTCCGCGGAGATCCGGGCATGTCGGCGCCTGGAAGGCGTCCGACGAAGTAGGGCTCGCAGACGGATCGAAGGACGTAGCCCGGGCCCCAGCGAAGTTTGCCGGTGGCGGTTCTCTTCACCCAGGCGCCTCCGGTAACGGGCGGAACTCCGTAGCGGGTCATCGCCTCGACATGGAATCCCTTTGCCGCCAATGGCCATGTCGTCCAGAAAATCAGAACGCCTCCTGGCGCGAGCAGATCGCCGACCGGCATGGCGCAAATTTCCCCGAGCGTCATGCAGTCGTATTGCGCTTGGGGAGACTTTTCTTGCCCCTTCGCCGATCGTGTCTCGAATGGAGTTGGCGCGTCCATGACCACGACGTCCCATTGAAACGGCATTATGTCGTCGCCGAATGGCCATTCGCTCATCTCGACCTCGCGAGATTGAGACGCTGTGCGATCACTGGGGCGATGAATTCGAATTTGCAGGCTCGCCGGAGAACGTCGTCGACACGGGAACGGTTGCAGTTCCGCCGAGCGCATATTTCGTCCGGGCAGAGCCCTTCGCGCGCATCGATGATGATCAGATTATTGAGCGATGGCTGGACGAAGCCTGGACCCACCAAGGGCGACTGCTGTCTGACGGCTGGCATGGACTCCGGCGCGACAGGCTCAACAGCACGCGGCTGCGCCTCTCTATCCTGCCCGCGACCATGCGGAGCTGCGGGGTTGCGGCGCGGAGCAATCCTGTGGCCATTGAATGCTCGGCCGATGGAATAGATAGTCGACCAGGACACGCCGAACTTGCGTGCGAGCTCGCGCGCGTCCACGCCGCCCGCAAGCTCGGTAGCTACCTGACGGCGTTGTTCGGGAGAAAGGCGAGGTGGCGCATTCATCCTTGCACCCCTTCGCCGAAGAGGTGGAGGTCTGCCGGCGCCGCTCCGCAATGCGTCGCGCAGCCATAGTCCCAGAGCGCCAGCGCGTCACCGATATTGTGGTTTTTGTTCTCACGCGGCAAATATCCGAGCGCGTGACAGCGATCTAGGACGGCATTCTTCGGGTCTTGCGGGCGTGCGGCGCCCAAAAAATGCTTCCTGACCGACTGCACGTTCGCCTGGACGCAGCGGATACCGTAGCAGCCGCCGCAGATCGAATGGACGATCGCGACTAGGCCATGCAGCATCGAGATCGTCTCGGACGACGTCTTGAAGCGAGCGCCCTTTGGCGCTTGATCATCGCGCTCCAGGAAGGCTCCGATGTTCACCGGCGCTTCGATGAAGACGATCTCAGGGCGCTCGAGGACCATTTCATCGCGAAGGAATTGCCCAAGCTTTCGATATGCTCGCGCCGCCTCGTCACCGGGACGTTTCAGCTTCCAGGAGCCGCAACGCGGGTTGCGCTCGCCGGCGATGGCGTTGACGAATCCTGTCTCCGTCGCGAGGTCGAGGGCGAGCGCGCGCATCGTCAGGCCACCTTCACCACAATTACGAGCTGCTGGGGATGGAACGCTGCGCTTTGCAGCGTATCGCTGTCGTCGAACCAGATGCACTCGATCGCGCCGGCCGGGTTCTCCGGGTCGATCTTGTCGACGGACAGACGCAGCGTCGAGCAGTTGAGCCGGACGATATCGCCGATGCCGAAATCATCCAGCTCCGCGCTCGTCGTCGTTTGCTTCGCCATGCGCTCAGCCTCCAATGATCGTGATAACGGGAATGTCGGAACGTAGATTGTGGGAGGCCGCCGCGGCGCCGACGCAGAGGACGACGAGGATCGCCCAATCGAGCCAATCTTCAGGCTGAAACCACTTCATGAGCGCGGCTCCCTCAGGCTTCCGTGGCGTCGGCGCCGGGCAGGCCAATAACAGCGGCCTTCTCGTCCAGCTTCTTGATCCCCATCATCACGCGCTCGCCGTTCTCGCGAAGGCGCTCGGCTTCCTGGTCACGCAAATGGCGGGGTCGGAGGTCGGTCTCATCGTCGCCGGTCGGCGCATTGGCTTTCACGGCCGCGTCGAAGAGGTCGCCTTCATTGGCGATGGCGCGCATCTGCTCCCATGCCTCGACGTCTTCGTCGTCCTCAGGCGTTGCGTTCTCGACCGCGCGGTCATAGGTCCGCTTCGCCAGTTCCGATTTTATCAGGGAGTTGAACGCCGCCTTCGGCAGCCCGGCGTTTTTCGCCGCCTTCTTGATGTCTTTGAGCGGCGCGCGGATTTGGCGGCACTCGTTCATGTTCGCGATCTTCTGCGCGTCTAACTTTTCGTAGACGCGCATCGCCTCACCGAGGAAGCGCTTCACGGTTGTTGGATCGATGGAATTTTGTCCCGCTGTCGCCATGCTCGGCCTTCCCGAAAAGGCCCCGACGCCGCGATGGCGCCGGGGAAGTGCCTACATCGAACGGATCGCCGCGCTTGCCCCGCGGCTCGGGCAGTCCCCTGGGAGGGAATTGGAAGCGATGCGCCGGGACGCTGGACCTGATCCGGCGCATCGCCGCGCTGCGGAGCGTCAACTGCAGCCAGTCGTCGCGCCGCATGTCTCGCATTTCAAACAGGTCCCGTTCCGAACCATCGTCATGGCGCCGCAGTCCGGGCAGGGGTCGCCTTCGTAACCTTTGAGCTTCGCTTCCCGGCGCGACTCCGCAGCGCTCAATCGCGGTGCGACGGCCGGCGCTGTGGTAATTGCGCTTTCCGGTTGCGCCGCGCCGATCTCGATTGCCAACACCTCAGCGAACGCAACCAGCACGCACACGGCGCCCTCAGAACGGCGGGTCTCGGCAGCATTGGCCATACGCTCTGCGGCATTGCCAGCAATGCCGATCGCGAGGCGGAGACCCGCGGCAAAGCCGGCCTGATATTCAGAGCTGAATTTCGCCATCACGGGAACGCCTTTCGGCTCGCATAGCCGGCAGCGACGCGCAGACGCTGCGCCGCCCAGGTCATCACCCCAGCCGGATAGACCAACGCTAGCGAAAGGTTATCCAACACCCACGAAACGACCGCCCACGCGATTCTCGAATTGCCGTCGCGTTCCATTGTCATCGCCCTTCGATTGCGCCTCGGCGCGCCTGTGATTTCAGGTCGTCGATTTCGCGCTCTCGCTGCGCGATTTCTGAATCTATGCGAGCCCCACGCTCGGCGACGCAGGCAGCGACGATCCATGCCGGCGGCGCCTCAAACATCGCAGCGAGAAATTCGGGGCCGTAAGCCGCGATGAGACGCATCATCGCGACGCAGTTCGGCAGAGTCCCGGCCTCGAGCCATTTCTCGACCTGCGCAGCGCTGCATCCGGTATCCGCCGCGACATTCATCGCCGTCTTGCTCGGATGGAGCCGGCGCAGGAACGCCTTCAGGCGATCTCCGAGAACGGTCTGTGCGACGACCGAAGACTTTCGGATGACGCCAGACGAAGATGATCTCGTCATCACCGCCGACGCAGGGTGGTCATGAAAGGAGTAGGCGAAAACAGAATCATGAAACGATTTCACGTCGATACCTCCATCACTGAATTGCACTAGACGAAGATACGCAGAACACAGGACGCTACTGGAAAAGCCCTGCGGCAGACGCCGCATAGAATGCACGCGCGAGTGCAGCGCAGATGATGATTGCGGGGAAGAACAGCATGTTCATGTCGGAGCCCTCCAGAACAGCGCCGCGAGATAGACAACAACGATGGAGTCGAGAGCGACGACAATCCAAAGCATGCCAGCGTCACGCACTTCCGCGCGTTGGATCGACTCGATCTCATCGTCGGCGGCGGTCGCGACAATGAGATCAGAGATGAATGCGGGCCAGGCGCTCTTGCAGACACGCCCGGCCCGCTTCACCATCGCGGTTGCCACACTCACGAGGGATTCCAGGAAATGTCGAAACCCACGAAGAACACGACGGGCCATCTCGACCCGCTCGCCGTGGAGCTCGCCGGAACGCGGCTCCTGTTGCGGGCGCTGCTCGGATATCTGCTCGTCGACGACCTCGACGAGGCCGACCACGCCGTCTCCGCCCTGATCGTCAAGATCGACAGAATGTCCGCGGCGGCTGTCATCACTGGCGACCCGAGTGGAGAAGCCAGAAAGGCCATCCGTGATAGCGCCGTCACGCTGATCGCCGATTTGGGGCAGGCCAGAGGCCCGGTCCAATGACGTGAGGCGGACGTCCGTCGAGAGGAGTTGGAACGGCTTCTCCAACGTGACCGGCGCCCACCGCAGGCGGCCGAGCAAGTACCGGGCGCTTGGGCGCTGTTCCGGCGCCATGCTTGCCGCAGCGAGCGCGACAGGTGCGAACAACACGGATCGGCGGGAGAGGCCGGTCATTGGGCGACCTCCGAACTAGAACTTTTCGGAGCAAAAGCATTCAGGGGTACGACGCCCTTAGTGGCCTCGGATAGCTTCGCGGCGAGCGACATCGAAGGAATCTGCTTTCGGCTTTCGATCTTGCTCAAAAAGCCTTTCGAGGCCCCGACCATCTCCCCGAGCTGGTCGAGCGTGATGTCGTGCTGTCGGCGGTAAGCGCGAAGCGGATGTTCCTGGTTCATGGGCGGCATGGTTGCCTAATACGCAACAACAGTCAAGGAAAAAGTTTCCTATTGGCTTAACGACGCCCGGCCTGAGGTTTCCTATGATCGGTAACATGGGAAATATGGTTACAATTCACGCAGATAAGGCCGGGCCTCGCGTCCACTTCATCGCGGAGTGGCTGGAGCATCGTGGGCTATCGCAAGCCGAAATCGTGCGCGAGCTCGGCGTGAACAAAGGGACGGTTTCGAAATGGTGCAGCGGAGCTCTACCGGCAGAGGACAATCTCCGCGCGTTGGCAGCCTTTCTCGAGCTCGAGCCCGTAGAACTCTTTCGTCATCCCCAGGACGACTGGCTTACTCGGTTTTTCATGAACCGGAGCACAGAACAGCTCAAGCAAATGGTTGCGACTCTGAACGCAGCCTTTCCCCGCAAAGACGACGAGCGCGTGAGGCCGAGCGTTGACCAGGAGGCGCCGTCGGAAAGCCGAGAAAAGCCGCAGACAAAAAACCGCCCTAGAAAGCGGCGGTGAGTAAGCGCTAAGCCCGCCGACTTTTACAAGCTCAGACGATTCGAGATGCTAATTACCTGAAAATAGGGCGATGCTTAGCATTTTGCCTGGTTGGTTTCCGGCCTCGATCCAGTGCGCGCTTGCCGGCGCAATGCCGCCGCTGCCCGGCGTGTCGGACGAGTTGAGACGGGAGCGCGGGATATTGCCGCAAGTCGTGGAAGCACCGGCACGCAAGGCCCCCAGAGTAAAATAGGAACGCGCGGCATTCATTCATGGCCGTCTCGTAATCTGCGGCTTGATCCGCGACATTTTTGATCACGCACCCTCATCAAGATTACGCGCGCGCCTGCATGCGTCTATAAACTCCAGAGATCTCTGAATCTGAATCATACCAGCCCGTTGGCAATTACCAGGGGGGCGCGCTAAACGCGCCCCGCCCTGTACCTATCCTTGCCTACAATCTTGGTACTGATAACCGAATCTCTCAGCTCCACGACTCCTGTAACCCCGCCGGCGCGAATTCAGATGTACGCGCGCAGGGGACGGCTTGTCAAGAAAAGTTTCGTAATATGCAACTCAGCGCTTGACGTTCGTTTCCTATTGCGCAACACTCCCCTCCATCGGCCGAACGCGAGCAAGCCTCGCCGGCGATCCGCCTTCCCCGGAACCAATCCCGGATCGGCGCGAATTTTTGGAGGATCGATATGCAAGCCCAAGCGATTACCAAGAGCCAGGCCGCGGCCCCCTACAAAGTCGGCAATTTCGACAAGGGCGCGCTTCGCGGCGACGTTTCCAAGCAGTGGATTTCGCGCCCCGCCGATCAGCGGTTTCTTTCGCTCGGCGAGCTGAAGGACGCGATGGCCGAGAAGCGCGACACGAGCCACGAGTACCGCGTCGATACCCGCAAGATCGAATTCATCGCGCCGGAGCCCAAACGCCTCGAAGATACCCACGCCCTGACGGTCGGCCTTCCCGACGGCACTGAGATCGCGCCGAACCATTGGAGCTTCGGCCAGCTCTGCAATCTCGCCCAGGCGCCTTCCAGCTACCTTCGCCGGCTTCCGTCGCAGATCGTCGCCGACGCGTTGTCCTACGGTATGCGCTACAGCCGCGATAGCGACGAGATCAAGGCTTATGCGAGCGGCGACTCGCTGCTCGCGGCCACCGGCCCGGACTATGGCCGCATCTTCGATTGCGAGGTCGTCGAGGCCGTCATGCAGATCGCCGGCAACGGGATCGGCGACATGCGCTGGAAAGTTCCTGGCGTCCTGGATTGGCAGACAATGCTCTACAATCCTGACGCGCCGGTCACCATCGACTCGACGACGCTCTACGCGAGCGACCGCGACGTTTTCATTTTCTTGGTCGACGACCGGAATCCGATCGAGGTCGGGAAGCTGCCGAGCGGCGACCCGGACCTGATCTTCCGCGGCTTCTATGTCACAAATTCCGAAGTCGGCTCCGGCTCGCTCCGCCTCGCGGCATTCTACCTCCGCGGGGTCTGTATGAACCGCAATCTCTGGGGCGTCGAAAATTTCCAAGAGCTGACAATGCGCCACAGCAAGTATGCGCCGGCGCGCTTCATCGAAGAGTCCAGGCCTGCGCTCGCTTCCTTCGCGAATGGCTCGACGAAATCCTTGGTCGAGGCAGTCGCGGCGGCGAAATCGACGAAGCTCGCATCGGACCAGGACGAGGCGCTGGCCTTCCTGCAGGCCCGCAGCATCAGCCGTAAGCGCGCGCTGTTGATCCTCGAACAGGGCGAGCGCGAGGAGCAGCGCCCGGTGCGCAGCGCTTGGGATTTCGCGCAGGCGTTGACCGCCAACGCTCGAAGCGAGCCGAATACGGACTCGCGCATCGAGATCGAAACCGTCGCGAAGAAAATCCTCGACAAGGTCGCGTGAACCGGACGGGGCGCGGCATCCGCGCCCCCATCCCATTTTCATTCGGGAGGCAAAGATGCCGCAATTCGAGGTCCGCGCCCCCTTCGCCGGCTATGTCCGCGTGAAGATCGAAGACGAGGACGAGGCCAGCGCGATCGAGAAGGTTCTCGGTGATGAGTTTGTTCTCGCAGAATGCATCGACGAATGGCGCGTTGTCCGCAATCTCGGCAAAGGCTACGCGACCGTGACGCCGATCAATGACTCCGCCGAAGAGGAGCGGTGAGCCATGATCCGCAGCACCAACATCGCTCCGTCGCGAGCCATCGATCCGATCGTCCGAGGCTTCGGTGCCCGCGTCGATACGGAGCTCGCCAGACAGGCTGTCGTGAGAGCGCGCAAGGACGCTCGTCTCGACGCCTTCCTCGGCGCCCACAACGCCACCTTCATCAGCGCCGAGCGCGACGAGCGCGGCGTCTACCGGGTGAGGTGATCCATGGTCACGCTGCTCAACGACGAGGCGACGATCTCAGCAATGGCGCGCGAACTGCGCGCGCTCCAGTCATTCGACATCCGCGGCGTCGCAAAGTTCGCCGCAGTTCTCGCCGGATTTACGACGACCGAGATCGGGCGGTTTCTCGATCGCGCGATCGAATACGAGCGGGGGCGTCGAAAGGCGCTCTCGTCCAGGTAGTCCAGACGATTTTACCAGAAAGGATTTGGCAATGACCGCTGCTGACACGACGGCCACGGATATCCCCGACGATTCCGAAAAGACGATCAAAGATCTGCGCGAGACGATCGCCGGCTATATCGCGGCTCGCGATGACCTCATGAACGAGATCAACGGCCTGCGCCAGCGCAACGCCGCCTTCGCGGCCGAAGTCCAGAAGCTCCAGCATGAACGCGATGTCACGAAGCGCGAGTCCGCCGAGCACGCGAATATCGAACAATCGCTGCGGGCCGAGATCACCGCAGTCGCTGCCGACTATCGCGAGGCACGAGACGAAGCGGCGACGCTCCGCGGCGACTTGTCCGACGCCCGCTTCGCTCTCGCCGAAATGGCGCAGGCATTCGCCGAAGCCCGCAGCGACGCCCGCCTGTCGTCGGGGCGCGTCGAGGTCCGCATCCCGGCCTGTCTATAGGAGCGCCCCGATGTCAGAACAGCAACTCGCCCCTCTGATCGCCGCATCGCCGTTTCTGGCGATCGCCGCGATCTGGATCCCCGCCTTGGCTATCCAGGCGATCTGGGGAGACGACGACTATGTCGATTGACGCGATCATTCGTCGAGCGACCCGCCTGTTCGTCGTCGTCATCGGAATCATCGTCCTCACCGAGGCGATCAGCTTCGACGATTTCGACGACCCCGAAGATTGCGCGGCCTTCGCGCAGCTGGAGAACTGACGATGCCATTCGGCCCCCTCACTCCCGGTGTCTATCTGAGCGGCGTGGATCAATTCCTCGCTGCCGAGGAGCAGCCGGAAAAGCGCTGCGCTTTCCTGGAGAGGCAGCTCCGCGTCATCGACTCGCACAACTGCGCGCTCGAGCGCTGGACGCATAACGGCGGCCGCGGCAACCCGCCGAGCCCCTTCACGGCTTTCGAGCTGGCGCAGATCACGCTCGAGTTGAGCAAGCGTCTCGCCAATGAACGCGAGGCCGCGCGCCGGACGATCGCTGCGGAATAGGAGGACGTCATGGCAATCCACGTCAGATCGACGCCGGCGCAGCGGTCCTCAGACCGCAGGATGTTCGACAGCATCTTTCCGGGCTTCAATCGAACCGTCGACGAATGCGCGGAAAAGATCGAGGAGGCCGGGCGCGACCTCCGCTCGGATGCGATCGGATTTCGTCGGCTCATCATCGGAAGCCCTTACGAGCGCCTGACACTCGCTGGCCAGCTCATCGATATGTGCGAGGAAGATGCCGCCGAGCTGCTCAATCGCGAGATCGATCCACTGACTTTCGACGACGTGCTGGCCTCGATCGCGGCGCTCGCCGCGAAGGTCCGCGCTTTGAAGGATCGCTCTGAACTTCTGAAAGCGGCGGAGTGACGGCTATGGGAACTATCATCGCCTTTCCGCGTCGGAGCGCCGGCATGCTTCCCGGTGAGATCGAAGCGCGCGCCTATTACCGGCTCTGCCGCTTCCTGTTCGACCGCGCGCTCGCGGAAGGCGATGCGCGGGAGGTGATGACGCAGCTTGAAGACGTTCTCGCCTATCCGCTCCCGTTGTTCGGCGATGAGCGGTTGCGAAAGGAGCGCGACGACCTCGCCATGGTGATGGTCGGGATGGCGTTCGCGCGGTTCGTCGACGATGAGCGCAGAGCGCGCCCTGTCGCGGGGGAATGCAGATGAAACAGGCATGCAACAATTGCCGCTTTTGGTCCGCGCTCGCCGTCGAGCAAGTCGGCTTTCACGAAGAGGAGTCGACCTGCCTGAACGCGAAGAGCGCCGACTCCGGCGACATAACGCAAGGGCTCGACGTGTGCGAGCTCTGGGCTGGCGGCGACCTCGGTTCGATCGACGATCCCTGCTGGGGCGTTGAGGATGCGCGCGCGGCTTACGCGAAGTTCGATGGAGATGCGCTGTGATCGTCGGACTCACCATCATGGGCTTCGATTTCGTCGCCGACATCACCTACCGCGTGACGAGCTGGGGCTGCGATGCTCACTACGGATCGTCGACCTATCCCGGCCATCCGGCCGAGCCGCCGTCGTTCGAAATCGATCGTATCCGACTCTATCGCGACGTTCCGCTGACCGCCGAAGAGCATCGGCGCAAGGTCATCAAGACGCCGATCTTCGAGGCGACCGGCGCGCTGTTCGACGTGCTCTCGGAATTGCCCGACATCAAGGATGCGATCCCGATGGATGCTTTGGAACATGCAGATACACCTGACCACGACGAATATTGAGAGGGCCGAGCAATGACCACGAACGAAATCATTGAGGCGCAGGCGAACGAACGCGCCCGCCTCGCTGCCGAAATACGTGCCGAACTGAGCGCGACCGATGACGTCGGAATCCGCGCCGGTCTCGCTATCGCCGAAAGCATCGTGCGCCGCGGGCGCCGGCTGACCGAGACCGAGAAGTTCAAGAACCTCTGCGACGCGCTCGCCGAGATACCGGAGCTGCCCGTCGATTTGGCTGCGCTGCTCAACGATGTCGGAGGTGGGCCGTGACGACGAAGATCAAAGCCGTCTGGGGACCGGCAATGCCGGATGGGGATCGAACGTGCGGCGCGACGATCGATTTCGATGGAGTGACGGAGATCCTCCAGCGGGTCGAATTTGGCATTTTGTGGTTCGACATAATCACCGGCGACAAGCTTTCGCGCTCCATCAATGCGCGGCACGTCGCGGAAGTCCTTTACTACGAAAGTGACGAACTATGAGCATCTTCACGATCATCGCGATCGACGAGAGCATGGCGACGCAGGAGTATGTTCTCCCGCCGCGCCCTGGCTATGACGCGCTCAAACGCGTGCTCGGCCCGATCTTCGAAGAGCAGCGCAAGGGCGCGCATTTCGAGCATGTCGCTGTGCTCGGGGACGATGGGCGGCCCACCGATATGTTCGTCGACGACACGGGCGCTCTCCTTGGGCATCCCATCAATCTCGCTGCCACGCGCGTCTACCATCGGGCCAGCATCGCGCGCGGCGAGCACCATGAACGCGGGATCATCCCCGGCGCGCCGATGATTTATGGACTCGTCGTCGTCTTCGATCGCCGCGTTTGGTTTTAGGGCTCGCGTCGCAACTCTTTTGAAATAGGAGATGACAATGAACTACACGACTGCCGTATTTCTGATCAACAAGAACGTGCGCGCGATCAGAGCGATTTACGAAGCCGACGAAGGCGGGAAGAAAGCCCCGCGCGAGACCTTCAAGACGCTCGACCAAGATATCGTGGTCGGCGATTTCGTGATCGTCGAGTCCGGCACCAGGCACAACATGACTCTGGTGAAGGTCGTCGAGGTCGACGTGGATGTCGACTTCGACTCGGTATTGCCGATGAAATGGGTGGTCGATGTCGTCGACGCGACCGGTCACGCGGGCGTGCTCGCCAAGGAAGAGCAAGCCATACAGGCGATCAAATCGGCGGAGCTGCGGAAGAAGCGCGATGACCTGAGAGCCGCGCTCATTCTCGACCAGGAAGCGCTAACTGCGCTCCCGCTAGCAGCGATCGGCAACGCCGAACCGCCAACGGAATAATGAGCTTATGTCCCCCGCCTATGACTCCACACCACACAGGGGGACAAAGCAGCAGCGCATGCGCGCTGCTGGTCTGCTGCGCAGACAAGCCGTGAGAGGGAATGGGCCGTGTGGTGGAAAGTCCGGGGTTCATTCCCTCAATCGGCGCGGAGAGAAGTCATGGCGTCATGCGCGAAGTGCGGACGGGTGAAAATCCGCAGAGACAAATTGGGGCGCCGCAAGTGCAAGCGCTGCGGCTTTCTCAGATCGAACAGATTTCTTGACCAGGGCGGCAATCCGCAGCCGCCGATCGCCTGCGAAGAGGTGTCGCTGTCATGAACATCATAGCGTTCCTCAAAACCATTCTCGGCGCGGCGGCTACGCCAGCCGTCGAAGGCCGGCGGGTAGCTCGCGGCCATTCATGTCTCGACGCGATGCACCTATCCGACGAAGACCGTGCGGCCGTGCTCGCGACTCTGAAAGAGCAAGGCGGTGATGAGCGCAGCGCGCGGAATATCGCGTCTGCCGTTGGCGAGTTCAATCGGCACCGTGTCTCTGAAGTCAGCGCATAAAGGATTGTCCTTATGACCATCGAAACATTTCAGACAACAACGCTCGGCGCCGCGGCAGCGGCCGTCGTCGAAGGATTGACGCCGAAGCGCGAGCCGTTCGCGCCCGGTATCTATTTCGGCCTCGACGAAGAGGTCTATCACGCGGACGAGGCTCTTGGTTCGACGGACATGCGCCTACTCGCTCGCAATGCGCGCGAGTTTTGGTGGAAATCGAAGTTCAATCCGATCCGGGATGATGAAGACGAGGAAGAGACGGCCCAGTCGAAGGAAACGAAGATCGTCGGGAGGGCCATGCACGCGGCGGTCCTCGAGGGGCACGAAGCGCTCAAGGACAGATATGCGCCGACGTTCCACAAGGGCAACGTCAAGGCCGGCATAGCCGAGCGGGCGGCGATAGTTTCCGCCGGAAAGGAGCCGATCAAGTTCAAGCGCTGGCGGCGTATCTTGTTGGCGAGCTCCCTGATCCGAAATGACCCGGAGTGCGGTAGCGCTTTCTCGAATCCTATTGCGACCGAGCTTTCCGTTTTCTGGATTTGCGGGCGCTCCGGGATGCGAAAGAAGATGCGCCTCGATGCTATCAAGCCGAAGTCGCTCGTCGATTTCAAGACGATCGTGAACCGGGACGACGTTCCTTTCGAACAACTCTGCCTGACGCATATCGGGCGCTACGGCTATTACGCGCAGGCCGAGTGCTATCGCGACGGCTGGGCGGAAGTGCCGGCGCTGATCGCATCCGGCGCCGTCTTCGGCGCCCCATCGACGGAGGCGGTCGACCGTCTTCGCCAAGCCGCGGAGCGCGACCTCACGGCATTCACTTTCGTTTTCCTGCAAAAGACCGGCGCGCCTGCCGTGTTCGGCACGACGATCAGTCCCGGCAACGGAATTGCGGACAATGGGCGCGCGATCGTCGCCCAGGCGGAAGCGAACTGGAAAGAATTCAACGAGCGGTTCGGCGGGACGGAAACTCCTTGGATGGTTCCGCAGCCTCTTCGTGAACTCGATATCAATGACATCCCGCCTTACGCATTCCGCAGATATTGAAAGGACGATCGTGATGGACACCGTCGCCGCCGAAGTCGAAATCCTTCTCCCGACCGAATACGTCCGGTTCGAAGACGGCAGCGCTCTGGCGCTGACCGTCCAGGAGAGCAAGGCGCTCGCATTCTTCACGACAGAGGGCGCCGTTGACCCTGTGCTCACCGCGATCCGGCAGGAGATCGAAGGCTTCTCCGCCGACGTCAGCACGGTGAAGGGGCGCAAGGCGATTGCCGCGATGGCGCGCCGGGTGGCGTCTTCGAAGTCCTATCTCGAGGAGGTCGGCAAGGAGCTCGCGGCGGCGCAGAAGGAAATCCCGAAAAAGATCGACGCCAGCAGGAAGAAGATCAGGGACACGCTGGACGCATGGCGCGATGAGGTCCGGGCGCCGTTGACGAAGTGGGAACAGGTGGAGGACGCGCGGATCACGAAGCATCGCGACGCCATCGCGGCGCTGGACGCGGCCGGCCGCGAGCCTGGCGATTGCTCGTCGGCCGTCCTTCGGGCCGCCCTTGCCAGCGCCACGCAAGCGATCATCGGGCCGCACCTTGAAGAGTTCGCGGCCGAATATGCGACCGCAAAGGACGGCGCGGTCTCCCGCCTGACGGCCGCCATCGTCGCCGCTGAGAAGCGCGAGGCCGAGCAAGCCGAGCTGGCGCGCCTGCGCGAGGAAGCCACTGCTCGCGAAGCCCGCGAGCGCGACGCGCGTATCGCCAGCGAGGCGGCGGAACGCGCCCGGCTGGAAGAGCAGCGCAAGGCGTTGGAGGATATCGCGCGCCGGGAGGCCGCGGCGAAGGCCGAGCGAGACGCGATCGAGGCCAAGGCCCGCGCCGAGCGCGAAGAGGCCGCGCGCCGCGAACGGGAGGCCGCGCTCAGAGCCGACGAGGAGCGCCTCGCCGGCGAGCGCCGGGAGATCGAACTGCGCCGCCAGGCCGAGGAGGCGGAACAGCGCGCGAGGGCCGCCGGGCTGCTCGCCAAGCAAGAATTCGAAGCGAAGCGCGCCCAGGAAGCCGCCGAGGCGGCAGTGCGCGAAGCCGACCGTGAGCACAGGTCAGCGATAAATCGCATCGCACTGGACGCCTTCGTCGAATTTGGGCTCGCACCCGAGGTCGCGAAACAGGTCATTACGCTGATCGCGCAGCGCGTCATCCCGAACGTCACCATCAGCTACTGAGGCCGGAAGGAATTACAACATGGCGGAAGCGCCTCAAACCAGAGACCTTGTGACTGCGTTCAAGACGCAGATGACAAATAACGAGCGCGAATTTCAGATGGCGCTCCCCGTGCATATTCCGGTCGAGCGATTTGTCAGAGTCGTTCTGACGGCAGTGAACGCGAACCCGAAACTGCTTACCGCCGATCGCCGGTCTCTCTTCGAAGCGGCAATGAAGGCCGCTCAGGACGGCCTTCTACCCGACGGCCGAGAAGGCGCGTTCTCGACGTTCAGCACGAAGGTGAAGGGTGACGACGGCCGCGACATATGGATCGACAAAGTTACATGGATGCCGATGATTGCCGGCATCCGAAAGAAGGTCCGCAATTCCGATACGATCGAGACATGGGATGTCCAGGCGGTTCACGACAAAGACGAGTTCGACTATGAACTCGGCGACACCCCCTTCATCAGGCATAAACCGCTCATTCGCGGTGATCGCGGGCCTATCATTGCCTTCTACTCTATCGCGACACTCAAGAGCGGCGAAAAAAGCCGCGATGTGATGTCGGCTCATGAGGTCGAATATGTGCGCAATACATATTCGAAGAAGGACCGCGAAGGGAACTTCTCGCCGGCATGGACGAAATCATTCGGTGAAATGGGGAAGAAGACGCTGGCGCGCCGGCACGCGAAAGTGCTGCCGATGTCGACTGACCTCGACGATCTGCTTCGACGAGACGACGACCTTTACGACCTGAAGGGCGGCGACGCCGAAGCGCAGGCGGCGAGGCTCTTCAAGCCGGTCGTGAACCCCCTCGCAGACGAATCCGACGAAGGCGCTTCCGGCGAGTCCCATACCGAGGAGCAGAACGCGTCACAAGAACCCGCTGCCGAAGGTGAGGGCCACGCGGCAACGGAGGCCGCGGGAGAGGTAGGAAACGCTACAGGCTTGGGCGCTTCCTTGGGGAACTCTCCCGCGGCTACCGGAACGCACAGCGGCGCCAACGCCGATGGTCCCGCCGCCGACGAGGCCGGGAAGAATGCGGAAGTCCATGCCGACCCTCTCGCCGCGAACCCCTGGTTCCAGATCGGTGCGAAGGCGGCGCGGGACGGCATGTCGCGCCGTGGGTTGCCGCCGGAGCTCCGCACGGCTGACCGCGCCGATGATGCCGACGCTTGGTTCACTGGGTTCGATTCCGTGAAGAACGGTGGAGTGTCGTGAGCGCCGCCGAACGCGCCAATGAGGAGGAAGATCTGGCGAGCGCCGAGCGCGCGGCCATCGCCGATCTGCTCGAGAAGGGGTTTCTCCATGTCAAGACGTTCACGGGAAGTGATGGCGGGGAACGGTTGGCTTGGGCTGGGCGCCTCGAAAAGGAGCTGAGTGTCGAGGGGTGCAAGGTGACGATCCTGCATCGCGCGAGGGTTACGCGCGTCTATGCGACCCGGCCGAAGCGAGTGGAAAGGTATCCGGCATGACGACGTGGTCACCCCAGCAGGACTCGGCGCTCACAGCCGTCTCTCGATGGCTGAAGACCGGCCCCGGCGCGCCGCAGGTCTTCCGGCTATTCGGCTATGCCGGAACCGGGAAGACAACTCTGGCGCGTGAGTTCGCGGCCGACGTCGACGGCGAGGTCCTGTTCGGGGCGTTCACCGGCAAAGCGGCGCACGTCATGCATCGAAAAGGATGCTCGGGCGCCAGAACGATTCATTCGCTAATCTATACTGTCAATGAAGCCGATCAGATGCATGAAGAGCCGAGCTTCATTCGTAACCCAGATTCGCCGGTAAAGGATGCCGCGCTCGTCATTATTGATGAATGCTCGATGGTCGACGAAGCGCTTGGGCGTGACCTGCTCTCGTTCGGCACCCCGATTCTGGTCCTTGGCGATCCTGCGCAGTTGCCGCCGGTGAGGGGCGCCGGCTTTTTCACCGAAGCGCGCCCGGACGTAATGCTGACCGAAGTCCATCGGCAGGCCGCAGAGTCGCCGATCATCACACTCGCAACGAGAGTCCGCATGGGCGAGCGACTTCAGGTCGGGGAATTCGGCGATGCGCGCGTCATCACGCGCGCTGACGTAACGCAGGAAGCTGTTCTTGGCGCCGACCAGGTGCTCGTCGGTTTGAACAAGACCCGCACAGCCTACAATGCTCGCATCCGCATCCTGAAGGGGATCAACGCGGCGGCGCCGACGCCGGGAGAGAAGCTGGTCTGCCTGCGCAATGCGAAGGAAAAGCGGCTGCTCAACGGATCGCTATGGACCGTCGTCGACACCAAAAAGCAAACGAGCCGGACGAAGGCGCTGGGCGTGACGAAGCTGAAAATCGCGCCCGATGATGATGGCGCGCAGGAGCGCCGCGTCGACGTGACGGTGAAGAACGAATTTTGGTCCGGTCACGAGGGGGAGCTCGAGTGGCAGGACAAAAAGGGGACCGAGGAATTCTGCTTCGGGTATGCGCTGACGTGCCACAAAGCGCAGGGCTCCCAATGGGACGAGGTGATCGTCTTCGACGAGTCGAGCACATTCCGCGAAGACAAAAATCGCTGGCTCTATACCGCTGCGACCAGAGCCGCCGAGCGGCTGACAATCGTAATTTGAGGGAGGACTCATGAACCCTATCAGGAAGCCCAGTGCGGAGGAGATCGCCGCGATCTACGGCGCCATCGAAGACATCGATCCGGACATATCGACCGAGACGCTGTTCGCCCGGGTCCGCGATCACTTCGGCGGGCGGATCAATGACGGCGATATCGCGGCCGCTCTGAAACTGTCCGCCAATTGTTCGGATTGAGATCGAGATGACCAAGATCGCGAAGCCACAAGGTCGCAGTGTCGAGGAGTGGATCGGCAAGACGCCGGACTCCAAAATCCCCGATCGCGTGAAGCTGCGCATTTGGCGTCGCGAGAATGGCCGTTGCTATCTCACCGGCAAGAAGATCATGCCGTACGACAGCTTCGAATACGAGCACAAGAAGCGAGTCGAAGACGGCGGGGAAAATCGCGAGAGCAATATCTTCCTCGCGCTGACGACGCCGCATAAGCGCAAGAGTGCCGAGGAACGCGCGGCGGCCAAGAAAGCCGACGATATCGCGAAGCGGCATATCGGGATCACCGAGCCGAAGCAGAAACTTAAATCGCGCAGATTTGCCAGGAAGAGGACGATGCCGGCGATCGACAAGAGCGCGCTCGCGCCGCTGCCCAGGCGCATTTTCGGAATCGTGGTGGAATAGGAAGGGGAGCGGTCTGATGCAAAGCGTTCTCGACAATGACCCGCGCATCACGGTGGCCGAAGAAGCAATTCAGAAAATCCTTCTCGAGCTCGAGGAGGAGATCGGCGCTAGCGTCGAGTTCGTCGACGTAGACACCCACAATTTTTGCGCGCTGCGGACAAGCGTCTTTCTGACCTCTGAAAGAAAGAGGATGTGATGGCACTCTCGATTCCTCCCCGCCATGTCGTTGACCCGGGCGCTTTGACGCCGGCCGAGGCCGAATTCGTTTGCGCACTTCAGAGCGGAGCGCGTGGTCTAAAGGACGCCGCGGAGCGGCTGGGGATCAGTCTGAGATCGGCGCAGCGGCGCTCTGGTGTGATCTGCCAAAAGCTCGGCGCTGCGAACTGGCGCGAGGCGGTCGCGATGTGGCGGGAGCGAGCGGCATGACGATCGCTCCTTATCCCCTGCAGTGGCCCGACGGCGTTCCCCGCATCTCCGCGGGACACCGCATCATCAGCTCTCCATTCAGGACGGCCTACGACAAGGCTGTCGAAAACGTCGCTCATTCTCTCGCGGGGTTTCAAAAGGACTCCGGCGTAAAGATCGAGCATGTCGTGCTTTCCTCGAACGTCGACCTGATCAATCGGGCGCCCGCAGATCCGGGCGCCGCAGCTTGGTTCCTGATGGACGGGCAATGGGTCGCTTTCGGAGTCGATCGCTATTGCAAGGTCGAAGCGAACGTCCAGGCGATTCATCACATCATCGAAGCTCGCCGGGTCGAGCTTCGCTACGGCGGCCTCGCGATCGTGCGGCAGACATTTCGAGCGTTCATCGCGCTGCCGGCTCCGAGGCGCACGCATTGGACGGAAGTCCTTCATGTTCCGGCGGACGCGACCGCAGAACAAATCGAGCGCGCTTTCCGGCACGAGGCAAAGACAAGCCACCCCGACGTCGGCGGCTCTGAAGCAGCGATGGCGGAACTCAATCGAGCACGTGAAGAAGCTTTGAAGGAACGAAGATCATGACGACGACTGTTCCATTGACCCGGCTTGTGATGAGCCTCCACAACGTCCGTAAGACGGAGAAGGCGGCGAACACTCCGGCGCTCGCTGCCTCGATCCTGGCGAAGGGGCTGTGGCAGCCCTTGGCGGTGCGCCAGCATCCTGACGACGAAAGCTTTGTCGAGATCGTCGACGGCGATCGGCGGTTCCTGGCCTTCAAGCTGCTCGTCGAGCAAGGCCACTTCGAGGCCGATGTCGCGGTGCCGGTGTATTTTGCGACCGATGGCGTCATATCCGACGAACTAATGCGCGAAGCCTCTCTCGCGGCAAACATCGAGCGGGAACCGCTCCACCCTGTCGACGAGTTCGAGAGGTTCTCCGATCTCGCCAAGACGAAGACGCCGGCGGAGATCGCGGAACGGTTCGGGATCACCAAGCGAACCGTCGAGCAGCGCATCGCGCTCGGCGCATTGCATCCGGAGATCCGCGAGGCATGGCGAAGCGGCGATGTCAGAGACGATGCCGCGAAGGCATTCACGCTCGCGCTGGACCAGGACCGGCAGCTGAAGGTCTTCAAGGAGCTCCAGAAGAAGCAGTGGCTCTATCCGCACCAAATCAAGTCCGCGCTCGGCGTCAATGAAAATGTCACCCAAGCGCTGAAGGTCATCGGCATCGACGCCTATCGAGCGGCCGGCGGCGAAGTCGCCGAGGATTTGTTTGGCGCCGATTCTGTCGTCAGTGATCCGGAGCTCGCGAAGACGCTGCTCGCCGATCGGCTAAAGCAGGAATGCGAGCGCCTGACCGCGGACGGATGGGCCTTCGCCCTCTTGGCCGATTCCATTTCGAACCATTGGAACTGGCCGCGTCTGACGCCCAGCGGCAAGGCAAAGGCGACCAATGAGGAAACAGAGCGCCTCACGACGTTGGAAAATGAAATCGGGGAGATCGAAGGGCGGGGCGACGAGGACGACGGCCTGTCGGAAGAGGAGGAGGAGCAGCTCGAGCTGCTCAACGCCGAGCGCGGCAAGATCAAGGCTTCGATCGAACTGCGTCGCTGGGGGCCGCGCCAGAAGAAGACGGCGGGCTGTTTGGTCGGCGTCTCCTATGACGGCGACATCGAGATCACCTATGGCGTCCAGAACCCCAAGGAAGTCGCGAAGAAGGAGAAGGAAAGGACCGCAGCCGCTGGGGGCGCGAACGCGTCCGCTGGTGAAGCAGAGAATCCGGCGATCAGCGACAAGCTCGCCCTGGCGCTGTCCGAGCAGCTGACAATCGCGGCCGCGAAGACACTGAGGACCGAGCCGGCGCTCGCGCTGCGCGCCCTCGTCGCCACGCTGGAAGGGCCGCGGTTAGATGTCGGGCCGCTGAAGGTGCGAGGCGCCGGTTATGAGGCAATCCCAGATGCCGACGAGACGGGGGAGGGGGCCGAGGATGCTGGCCACCGTCTCAGTGTCGAGGCGGTTTTCGCGGAACTCCAAGCGCAGAACCAGGATGCTGTTCTCGTGCGCCTCGCCATCGCAGTGTCGAAGACGCTCGATCTCCGCCGGCAATCGGCGAGGCAGTCGCTTGGGAAGGGGACGGCCGCGCTGTTGAGCGCGCTTCCCGCCGACATGTTCGACATATCCGCGCGCGAGGTCTTCGACCCCGGGGTCTATTTCAAAGGCGTCAGCGCCGCCCTCTGCAATTCCGCGCTCGACGAGATGGGCTGGGCGATGGCCGGCGGCCGCCCGAAGAAGAAGGGCGAGCTGGCAGCGATGTGCGTCGAGGCGGCGCGGACACTGTTCTGGCTTCCGAGGGAGTTGCGGCGGCCAGCAGCCGATGCGCAACGAGACGGCGAGGAGTGACAACCATGGACGCTCAATCTGCAACAGAGAGCACCGATTCTGGAAACGACGACGGCTTCGAATGGGCTGTCGTCGAAATCTTCGGCCGTCGCCACCATGCCGGCCGAACGCGAGAAGAAGAGCGGTTCGGCGCCAAGATGCTGCGCGTCGACGTTCCGAAATTGGAATGGGTCGAAGAGGACGGGGAGCGGCGCGTTGTCGTGACCGGCTGGGCCACGCATTTTTACGGCGGCGGGGCGATCTTCTCCTTTTCGCTCACGGACGAAGCGAGCGTGATGAAGTCGAACCGGCCCTACGATCCGCCTTCGCGCTTGACCTATCGGCCTGCCGAGGAAGACGAGGACGCTCGGGACGGGGGCGAAGCCGATGGTTTCTGAAGACCGCTCGATCGGCGACCTGCTCGGCGAGGCTTTGCGCCGTCATCGTCACGGGTTGATCCGTCCACTTTGGGCGGACATGCCCAAAAGCGAGCAGAAGGCGGCCTGGCGCCGCCTCGGGCTGCGATGGCTCGAAGATGCGGCGGGCGCACGCAATGCCGCGTTGGAGGCGGCCGCCCATATCGTCGATGAGGCCGCTGTTGCTCTGGGCGGCGGCACGCCCGCGGCGCCCGGTGTAGCCGAGCTGCACGACGCGAGCGCGAAAATCCGCGCGCTCATCAGCGATCCTGTTCCTCTGATGTCGCAGGAAGAGAGATGACAATGCGTCTGGACCCGCGCGCCGAAGCCGACTTCGCGGCCGCCATGTCGGTCGAAATGGGAGCTCCCGCCGCCAAGCCTGCGCAGGCGGCGCAGCGGCCGCACTGCCTGCAAATGCCGCATCTGCGCGCCGGCGGCGTCTCGATCGAGCACATCGTCTTCGAGGAGGCGCGCGAGAATGGCTGAAACGGCGATCCCCTACGGCCTCAAGGCGCTCTCGGTTCGCCAACCCTGGGCCTGGGCCATCTTCAACGGCAAGGATGTCGAGAACCGCTCGCAGGCGAGCCTGCGGTACATGAACTTCGCCGGCGTCGAGCGCATCGCGATTCATGCGGCGAAGGGGATGACGCAAGACGAATATGACGATGCGGCGAGCTTCATGCGCGGGATCGGTGTTGCCTGTCCGCCGGCGATCGGACTGGCGCGGGCCGGCATTATCGGCACAGCGCGCGTCGTCGGGATTGCAAGGGAGAGCAAATCGCCCTGGTTCTTTGGACCTCGGGCGATCGTTCTTGCTGACCCGGAGCCCTGCGAATTCATTCCCGTGGTCGGGCAGCTCGGCCTATTCGATTGGACGCCGGCGGGGCCGGCGATCGTCCCGCCGGCGGCGCGCTGGATGCTCGCCGGGCGGCAGTCCAAATCCGCCATGGAACAGGCCGCGAAAGAGCCGGGGTTGCCGCTGTGAGCCGCTCGCCGATCGACATCCTCTTCGACCGCGCCGACATGCGCTGCACGATCTGTAATGCGCTAGCCGGCACCTGCTCGTGCTGGACGCGCTGCTCCTGCGGGTGGAGCTATGAGACCGGGAAAGCATGCCGGAACCCGAATTGCACGGTATCGCCGCGGGTGACGATCGAATGCCCGATCTGCGGAGCGAAGAAGCGCACGCTGCCCGATCCATCGGACCCGCCGGCGACGGCGCGCATCCGCCTTGCCTGTTCGAAGTGCATCCGCGGCCAGACGACGACGATCGAATATTTCGATGCGGAGGGGAACGAGATCGATGGGTGAATCGAAGCGAAAATCGGAGCGCTTGTCTCCGGTCGATCAAGCCGCGCTCGATTTGACGCGCAAGCTCGCGAATGATGGCAAAATCCTTGAGGGCGGTTTCGCAGCTTATGTCGTAACGAGCAAAATCGGCATTGACGACCCGGCGCTCTGGCGGCTCCGAGACGCCTACATGGCTGCCGCCGAGCATCTGTGGTCGAGCATCATGGCGACGCTCGATCCGGGCGAGATAGAGACGCCCGCCGACATGAGGAGAATGGACGCCATCCAGGCCGAACTCGACGCCTGGCGCGCGCAAAAGATGGCGGCGCTGGCCCAATCCATGCCGACGAAAGGGAGCGCATAACGATGGCTGGTCAAGTTGGAATTCTCAATGTCGGCGCCGGCGATACGAAGCTCGTCTTTGATCCGAGCAATCCGGCCGACTGCATTCGCGCGGCGCGCGTCGTCAAGGACATGATCCGCCGCGGCTATGCTCTGCTCGTCGACACCGGAAAGCGCGACGCGGGAGATCGCCCGATCTATGCGCGCGCCAAAGATTTCGACGAGACCAAATTCGAATACATCATCGCCGATTTCGATCCGTTGATTGCGGCCGAGGAAGATGCAAATGCAGAAGATGAATCGACAGCAGCGCAGAGCGATGGAGCGCCTGGAGAAAAAGCGAAAGTGCGCAAGCCCCGCAGCGTCCGAAAGGCTATCCCGGCCGAGAGCGTCAACGCCATCGCCGTCGCGCGAACGGCGGGAGGCTAACGGCAGGGCGCTTTTGAAGGCGCTCGACGGATTTTCCGGGCTCCGCGACGGTCTGCGCGAGATTGCCGATATGCGCAACGAGTGGGCTGGAATCCCGATGCCTCTCGACGGAATTCCGCTCGTCATCGAGCCGACCTATCGGGACGCGAAAGGGCTCGCGTCGATCGGCAGAGGAAAGCCGGAGGCCGCCAGCGAGTTCGATAATGTCGAGATCATCAATCGGTTTTTCTCGACGCGAAAAGGACGAGACATCGTCATCTGGCGGCAGAATGGGAAGATCGACTGGGGCACATGCGGCCATGTCCACGGCGCCGACTTCGCGCTTCAAACGCTCGGCGCGTCCGACGCGTGGGGGATTGAGCAAGAAGCGAACGCGATTAATACGCTCGGCGGGATGCTTTCGCACCGGGCGTTCAAGCAATATATGCTGACGGGCTGCTTTCTCGAAACGAGCAGACGCAGCGGCGTGGTCTATTTATTCCGCCGGCTTCGGCCGACAATCGCAATCTCGCTGCGGAGTGGCAGTTCCCGAATTCTTGCCGCGCTGTGTATGCACCCGATCGGCTATTATGAAGGATCGTGGGCGGGAGCAATGTGTCCGACAGACGACGTCATCGCGCATCTTGCGTTGATGCGCGGCGACGAGGCGATGCTCTGGCGCCGTTGCAACCAACATGCGCCTTATCGCCCGGAAGCGGGGTTGTGATCATGAGCAAGAAACGCCCTCACGATACGGCGGCCGAGCGCGGTGATCCATTTCCCTATAAGGGGCCGCTCCGTCGAGTCGACGGTCGAGCGCCCTTCAATCACTATCTCTGGCCCCTCGGTGATGATTGGTTCTGGGCCTACAACGATTTAGGTCGGCGGTTCTCCAGCACGTGGAACTTTTCCGCCGTCGCTCTTGCCGATGGCCGCTGGATTGTCGAGGGGTTCGTCAAAGACGACGAATTCGCGATGGAATTTTTTCCATCCCGCGAAACGGCATTGCGGACGGCTGCGGCGCGCCTGATCCGAATGATCCGTCGCGCGCGGCGCTGGACAGGGCACGATCACGTCTCGGCGGAGGACTATCCTATCCTCATCGCTTGGACGCTTGAAACAATCGGAAGGCCTGCGCGGGAGGTTTTTGTCGCTCCGCCGCCTCCACCTCCACCACCCGCTCCGCCCACGACGTTGCTCGAGATCATGGAGCGGGTGCCATGACCGCGCGCCTTCAGTGCTGCGTCCCGTTCTGCCAGCGAACAATCGGCGCCGACAAGGGCTATTCGGAATGGATCTGTCCGAAGCACTGGCGGCAGGTCCCGCGGGAGGCGCGCGCCGCCTACGCGCTCGCCAGACGCCGCGCCCGGCGCATCCTCGCCCGCAAGCCGATCTACCGAGAATATTGGAGGCTGCTTCCCGGCTCGCCGGCGCGGCTTTCTGCCGTCGCGATGTGGCGGCGGGTCGACTCGGCGTGGGAGCGCTGCAAGCGCGAGGCGATCGAGCGGGCGCTTGGGGGAGGGGATGGGCGATGAATTTCGCCTCGGACAGAGAAGAGCGCGAGCGCATCCTCGAGCTGTTCGCCGCCGGCCGCGAGCCCGCAGAGATCGCGGAACGGCTCGGCCTGGACGCGCGTGACGTCGAGAGGGCCATCGCCTCGGCCGAGAGCGCACCGGCGAATTTTTACGAAGCGCAGCTCGTCGCTGGGGGGCGCGCGCTGAGGCGGCGCGCAGGGACGGCCGCGAACGGCAAGCGCATGTCGCGCCGGCGGAAGGCCGCGGCGCTCAGGGCAGGCGGAGTCGCCCCTGTGATGATCGGGGATATCAGCGTGGGTAGCGTGAACAGCGTGGGGGATAGTCATGATGCATGAGGTAGGGTCGCCCGGCGCTCTCGTCTCTGCCGCCCAGGCGGCGGGGCGGCTCGGTGTATCGGAGCGCCAGTTGCGGGAGCTGATCCGGGACGGGAAACTCCCCTATGTCAACGTCGGGCTGGGAGTGCGCCCGGCATATCGGCTGCGCCCGGCCGATCTCGAGGCCTTCATCCTGCAGCGGACGGCGATATGTCAAAAGTTAGAGGCATCTACCAGCGGGGGGGCTCCGGCGAATGGCTCTACGACCTCCAAATCAGAGGTCATCGATTTTGCGGCTCGACGGGCACAACGAATAAGCGCGAGGCCGAACGGTGGATCGCCACGTTCCGGACGAAAAAGAAGGCCGAAGTAGCGGAGTTCTCCGGCTCCGCCCCAATGACCTTCGGTGTCGCGTCGACGCGGTGGTGGGAAGAACGGGGGCAGCATCGCAAGGATTCGCGGGATATCGAGCGTTTCCTGGGATGGCTACAGGCGCAAATCGGGAAAAAGACGGCGGTCGCGGCGATTGACAACAACATGGTGGCGCGCCTGGTCGCCACCCGTCGCGCCGAGGATGTCTCGCCTGCGACGGTGAACCGATCCGTCACCGAGCCGCTCCGGGCCATATTGACGCGCGCCGGCGATATGTGGGGCCAGCAGGTCCAGAAGATCCACTGGGGCGGCCACAAGCTCGCGGAACCGCAACAGCGTGTGAGGGAGGCGAGCGCCGCCGAGGAAGCAAAGCTCTTCGCCGCTCTGCGCCCGGATTTCCATCCGATCGCGAGATTCCTGCTCATCACCGGCATGAGGCGGGCCGAGGCCTGCGGCTTGCGCTGGGCCGTCGTCGATATGGACGGCGGCAGGATTACCGTCCATGGGAAGGGGGATAGGGTCGATACGCTGCCGCTGACGGGGGCCGCTATGGCCATTCTCCGAGGCGAGCAAGGGCGAAGCGCCGAATTCGTCTTCACCTATCAGGTCCGGCACAAATGGGGCGGGAAACTCGGCTCGCGCGTTCCGATCGCTCCCGACACACTCGGCACCGCGTTCTGGCGCGCCCGGCGCGCTGCGGGGCTCGCGGACGCCGATCTCCGACTGCACGATATCCGGCACACCGCCGCGACGCGCCTGGTGCGCGCGACCGGCAATCTAGGGGCGGCCCAGAAAATGCTCCGCCATAGCCGGATCACGACGACGATGCGCTATGCCCACGTCACAGACGATGACCTCAGGGCGGCGATGGAAAAGGCGGCTCCGGTCGCGGCAATTGTCGAGACGCCCGCCGCCGAGAAACAAGGGCAAGCCGCCGAGCCTGTGGCGGATCCCGCGAAGAAGAACGCCGGGTGAACGGGGCACGGGACTTTCACGGGATTCTCGGTTCCGAAAAGCTCCGTTTGTTTCCATTTCCTGCCGATCCGGCCTTTTGGCGGCTTGCTCGGAGAAGCGAAAAACCCTATAGGATTAGCAATCTTGAGGCGGTTCGCGGGCGTAGTTCAGTGGCAGAACGACAGCTTCCCAAGCTGTATGTCGTGGGTTCGATTCCCATCGCCCGCTCCATTTCGCGCAGGTCGTTTCAACAGCGCTTTCTTTTCGACCGCCTCGCTCGAATACGTCGCTTGTTTTCGCGGTGGAGACGGTCGGAAAGTTTCATCCGGATCGTGTGACTATGGCGGATTGTCTCCCGACGTTGCTGCTGATGCACTCCTGCATGTTCGCGATTCTCGGCGCCTTTCTCTATCTCGTCTGGCGCGAAGATCGGGAGGCCGCGGAATATCGCTGGTGGTGCGCGGCCCAGCTCGCGATCAGCGCCGGCGTCGGTCTGCTGTCGTTGCGCGGCTCCTACCCGCTTCTGGCGATCGGACTGGGCAATGCGCTCACCCTTTGGGGCATCGGGCTCGTCTGGGGCGGGGCGCGCGTGTTCAGCGGCCGGCCCGTGGATATGCGGCTGGTGCTGGCGGGCGGCGTGATCTGGCTTTTGTTCTTCTCCTCGAGCGTCGATTCCGTCCGCATCGTCGATCGCTGCGCGATGTCGGCGGTCTACGCTTTCCTGCTCGCCGACGAGTTCGCCTCGTTGCGCCGGCGCCGGACCTGGACCCAGCAGGCGACGATCACGCTCGCCGCCGCGCATGCTGTTTTCGGGGCCTTTATCGCGGCTCTCGTGGTGCTGTCGATGGCGCGCGGCGGCGCGTTCGATCCGCGGCCCTTCGTCTTCGCGGTCTCGCTGGAGGGGCTGGGCTACGGCGTGCTGCTCGGCTTCGCGCTGCTGGCGGTGACGAAAGAGAGCGCCGTGGAGCGGCAGAAGTCCATGGCGGCGACCGACCCTCTGACCGGCCTCTCCAACCGGCGCAGCTTCGATCAAAACGCCGATAGCGTGATTCGCAATTCGCGCGACCAAGGCGATTCCGCTCTGCTCATCTTCGATCTCGATCGGTTGAAGGCGATCAACGACAGCTTCGGCCATTCGATGGGCGATCGCGCCCTGACGACCTTCGGCGAGGTGGCGGCCAAGAGCATTCGCAACGAGGATTTTCTGGCGCGCATCGGCGGCGACGAATTCGCGCTTCTGCTGACGCGCGTCGACAGCGTGCGGGCGGTCGCTGTGGCCGAGCGCATTCGTTCCGCCTATGGCGCGGCGGCCGCAGCGCTCGGCGACGGACTCGCGTCCGTCAGCGTCGGCATCGCGCTCTCTGGACATGAGACGCCCGATCTCTCCGCGCTGAAGGAGGAGGCCGACAAGGCGCTCTATGTCGCCAAATCCGGCGGCCGCAATCAGGTTTTCGTCGCCCAGCGATAA